ATGCTCGAGACCGCCCGAAGCGCTCTTGGCGAGCACGCCGGTTGCTTCCGGCGAGTGGCGGTTGGTCGTGACAATGGCCTTGACGCCGAAGGCCGCCGCCGAGCGGACGATGGCGCCGACATTGTGCGGATCGGTGATCTGGTCGAGCAGCAGCAGCACGCCCTCGGCCGGCATGTCCTCGATATCCGGCGCGTCCAGCGCATCGGCCTCGGCGAAGAGGCCCTGGTGGACGGCGTCGGGCGTCGCGGCGAGGCGCTTGTCGATCTCGCGCACCGGCACGATGGTCGCCTCGTGGGCGATGCCCTCCTCGTCGAGGCGTTTGGCGGCATTCTCGGTGGCGAGCAGGAGGCGGATACGCCGGCCGCGGTTCTTCAGCGCCTCGGACACCGTGTGCCAGCCATAGAGCAGCACCGTGCCGGTTTCGAATTCGGGCGCGGCCTCGCGCAGCACCCGGCCACCACGGCCCTTGAAGGGCTTGCCGGGCTTGGAGAAGGGGCGGAACGGCTTCTTCGGGCCGCGCGGAGGGGTCGTGCTCATGCGCCCTCATCCCATGGGGCTGGTCGCGGCGCAACGGCGAAGCGCTGGCCGTGCCTCCCGCAGGCCGCGTGACCGCCGCGCTGTGGACCGCGGCGCCGCCGGGACCGACGCGGTGCTTTGCCGGTTGACAGGGCAGGGGGGTGTCCCTATCAAGCGCGCCACGCCCCGGGGCCACCGCCCCGATCCGGGCATGGGACGGGGGAATGTCCCGAGCGGCAAAGGGGGCGGACTGTAAATCCGCTGGCTATGCCTTCGCAGGTTCGAGTCCTGCTTCCCCCACCATCCCATTTCTAACCATCTGAAAACCCTACTTTTTCCGGCCTGAACCCCGCACTTTTCCCTTGGGTGCGGGGATAGATGTTCCGTTTGGGTTCTTCGCAAGGAGGGGTGCGGCGTCCTTCGCCAGCTTCTCGCGGTTCGCCGAACGGGTGTAGAGCGAGGCCATCCCGCCGCCGCTCCAGCCAAAGATTGCCTCGAGCTGCGCGACTGTCGCGCCGTTGTTCGCGGCCCTGGTGGCGCCGGCCTTGCGCAGGCCATGGGCGGATTTCTTCACGCCGGCCTCGCGGCACACTTCCGAGAACCAGTTGCCGAATCCCTCCTTCGTCATCGGCTTCTTCTTGTCGCCGACGATGTAATGGAGGTCTCCGGTCGGCCCCGCCTTCAAGGCGGCGTCGAGCTCCGGCAGGATCGGGATGGCGACCTCGATCCCGGTCTTTTCGGTCTTGAGGCGCAGGACGCCGTCGCGCACATGCTGCTTCCCGACCTTCACGGCATCGCCGCGCCGCAGCCCGGTGTAGAGCAGCAGCGTGTAGGCGAGCCGCTGCCGGGTGCCGAGCGGCCATTTGGCCTCGAAGGCCTCCATGTCCTCGTCGGTCCAGACGGGGAAGCCCTTGGTCTTCGCAGCCGGCGGCTTCACGCCCTCGGTCGGGTCGGTCTTCACCAGGTCAGCGTCGACTGCCCACTCGAAGACGCCGCGCATCGTGTCGAGGAAGTGTCGCGCCTGGGCCGGCGTCTCCCGGCGGCGATCGCGACCGGCGACGATTTCGCGCCGGGTGATTCGGCTGACCGGCTGATGGCCTGACTTCTCGAGGATGGGGCGCAGGATGTTTTCGCGCTGCCTGCGCGTGGCGAGCGACAGGCCCGTCCAGGCGGTGCTGTCGCGGTAGCGCTCGACGAGCCATCGCAGGGTCCCGGCCGCGGCCTTCGCCTCGCCCGGTGGGGCCTCGCCGGTCACCGCAGCCTGATAGGCGGCGTTGAAGGCCGGAGTGCCGAACTCGCCGCGGATGCGAATGCGTGGCCCGTCGCCCTTGCGGACGTACCAGACGGTCTTGCCATGGCGGTTGACCTCCCGGAGGAGGTAGGGCGGGCGTGGTCGCGGCATGTCCGCAATCACAGCACGATCTCGTCGGTTGGTTCAACCGAGGGGGCGGCCACCCGCGGCAGCGGCTGCTCGGTGAAGGGGACCCAGACCACCGTTGCGCCCATGCGGATCTCGACGCCTGGCGCGCCGGCCTGCTTCGCCGCGCGGATCACGCGGGCGACGTCGGCCTGGGTGACGTTGGCGGCGACGCGGGGCATCAACTGCTCTCCGCAGTCGGGGCGATGCGCTTGAACGCGATCGCCACCACCCACGGGTTCGCGCGCCATGAGCCGGGGCCGTTGATGTCGGACCAGAGGCAGTAAAAGCCGCCCCGAGCATCGCAGCCGGCGAGTTGGAGCCGCTTCGGGTCAGCATTCCAAAACCCCGCCTCAGTGCGGGAGACACCCTCGTCCCTTGCATCCGCCTCGCTGATATCCTGCAGCCGCTCAACCTTGACGCCGGTCACCTCCAGCGTGATGCGGGATGCCCATCGCGGCATGTGGATGGATGGCCGCCAGACGGTCTGGTCGCGATCAACGTCAGCCCGATAGCGGGCACCACGAGACGGGTCGGCCGAATGCACCGGCTTCCAAGTCTCCCGCACCCAGAGGCGGTCGCCGGGCTGATAGCGCGCCCAATGCCGTGCGCTCTCGGGGAAGCCCTTGTCGACGTCCGTCCCCATTGATCCGACGAACCCGCCGTGTCGGCCCTCCCATCGCCATGACCCATTTGCCTCGACGATAGGCTGAGGCTTCACGATCCGCCGCGTCTGGGTCTTCCGCCCGTCGAGGATGGCCCGCACCATGGGGCCTGAAAACAGGATCGGCTTCTCGCGCTGGTCAGCCATGGCGGGCCTCCGTCGTCAGGTTGCGGGCTTCCTCGCCGACCATGGCGGTGACGGCCTCGCGCAGGAGCCGGTCACAGGCTGCCTTGGACTCGGCGAACTGCTCGGGCGGCATGGACAGGTCGCAATGGGCGACCCGGTCGCCGAAGCGGATGGTGAGGCCGCCGGCGCCGGTGGCGGTGACGGTGGTGCCGGGGGTCTCAGCCATGGGCGGCGTCCGGGTAGCCGATGGCAACGGTCTGAATGCGCCAGCCGTGCTCTCGGGTCAGCTTTGAGACCATCTGCTCGACATGAAACGTGTCGGCGACCTTGGCGATGACGGGTCCGCCATAGGTATTGATGAACGCGATCTCAAGAAACCGCCGCGCGCGATACTCCTGCGCCTCTCGAAGCGAGATGCCGCCATATCCTTGCAGCAGAAAGTCAGCACCATGGGCTGCGACGCGGCCCTGGTCATCGATCAACATCATGACGACGCCCTTGGCGCCAGCATTCAGCTCACTGCTCATGTCCCGACCCTCCCTGCGGCCCAGACGATCATGCCGAGGCTCGCCAGCCCGCCGCCGATCAGGACGGCGAGGACCGCGAGCGCGGCAGGTCACAGGCGCGGCTGCGCCTCAGAACGGGATTTCGTCATCGTCGATCCTCCGGCCTGTCGCGGCGCCCTGGCCGAAGCCGCCGCCGCTGCTCTCCTGCCGCTCGGCCGGGCCGGCCTCGCCGCTTGGCGCGCCGCCGCCGAGCATGACGATCTCGCCGCGGTAGCGCTGCAGGACGACCTCGGTGACGTATTTCTCGACGCCCGCCTGGTCTGTCCATTTGCGAGTCTGCAGCTGGCCTTCGACGAAGATCTTCGAGCCCTTCTTCAGGTACTGCTCGCGACCCGCACGAGGGCCTCGTTGAAGATGACGACCTGGTGCCACTCGGTGCGCTCGCGGCGCTCGCCGGTCTGCTTGTCGCGCCACGTCTCGGACGTCGCGAGGCGGAGGCTTGCCACCTGCTCACCATTGTTGAGGCGGCGGATCTCGGGGTCGCGGCCGAGATTGCCGATGAGCATCACCTTGTTGAGGCTGGCCATGGGTCAGACCCTCATCGGCATCAGGACGAAGAGCGCACCGGAGGGCGTCACGTCCTGAATGAGGGCAGGGCTGCCGGCATCGGTCAGTCCGAAGCTGACCGTGTCGCCCGCGATCTGGCCGAGGATGTCGCTCATGTAGCGGCCGTTGAAGCCGATCGTGATCTCGGTCCCGGTGTCGGCATCGACCTCGAGCTCCTCGACGGCCTCTCCGCCCGTGTCCGAGCTCGTCACCGAGAGCGTCAGGCTGCGGCCGTTGACGGCGAACTTCACGGCGCGGCCGCGCTCGCTGGCCACGGTGATGACGCGGTCGATGGCCCTGGCGAGGTCGTCCTTCTCGGCGACGACCTTCAGCGGCGAGACTGTCGGCACCACCCGCGCGTAGTCGGGGAAGGTGCCGTCGATCAGCTTGGACGTGAGGGTGAGGGCCCCGCCGCCGAAGACGAAGCGGATCTTCTGGTCCGACAGGCTGACGGTGACGGGCTCCTCCATCTCGCCGAGGAGCTTCGTGACTTCGCCGACCGCCTTGCGGGGCAGGATGACGCCAGGCATGCCGGCCCGCCCCACTGCCGTCGTCAAGGCTCACCTGGGCGAGGCGATGGCCGTCAGTGGCGACCCCGCGCAGGGCCTCGCCCGCCATGTGCAGGAAGATGCCGTTCAGATAGTAGCGCGTCTCCTCGGTGGAGATGGCAAAGGTCGCGCGGTCGATCAGACCCTTCAGCGCCTTGGCCGGAATCGTGAAGCTGTGCGGCAGCTCGCCGACCGCAATGTTCGGGAAGTCCTCGGCCGGGATCGTCGACAGCTTGAAGAGCGACCGCCCGGCCTTGACCGTGACACGGTCGCCACCGGCCTGCTCCACAGCGATCTGGCAGCCTTCGGGCAGCTTGCGGACGATGTCCGCGAGCATGTGCCCGGGTACGGTGACGGCGCCGGCCTCGCGCAACCTCGGCGGCGATGCCGCTCACAAGGTCGAGGTCAAGGTCGGTTGGCGCGCAGGGTCAGGCGCTCGCGCTCGGCCGTCAGCAGGACATTGCCGAGGACGGGGATGGTGTTTGCGCCGTTCGATGACGCGGGCGGCGCGGGTGATGGCGGCCAGGAGGTTGGCCCGCTCGACGGTCAGCTTCACGGCTGGTCTCCGGTGTCAGGAAAGGAATGGGGAGGCCTGTGCGGCCTCCCCGCGCGGCGTCAGGCGGTCATCTCGGGGGTGCCGTCGATGACGGCGAGGGCCGGTCGCCTCGATCACACTCGGCACCGTCGTCCTTCAGACGCTCGTCGATGAAGAGGTCGGGGCGAACCATCTCGAAGAACCAGACGATTTCGGCGCCGCCGGCGCGGAAGCGCAGGCGCACCGGGATGCGGATGGCCTCGCCCCGGTGGAACGGTGCGACCGAGAGGAGGAAGAGGCCGGGAACGACGAGCTCGCCGCCATTGGCGTCGGCATACTCGACCTCGAAGACCATCTGGGTCTCGCCGGTCTGCAGCTTGGTGCGGTTCTTCACCTTGGCGCCGACCGTCACCTCGAGGCCGCGGGAGAGGTCCAGCAGCTCGGCCGGGGTCGCGAACTTCGCCTTGAAGTCGCCCTCCCACTTGATGCGCTCGGCGTCGGTCGGTGCGGCCAGCTCGGTGATGTGCTCCTCGAGGAAGGCGGCGAAGTCGGCCTGGGTCATCTTGCGGCCATTGGCCTCGATCCACTCCTTCCATGGCTCGGAGAGGGGGTAGGCGTAGTGGACGCGGTGCTTGCCGTTGCGGGCGCCGGCATCCTCGAAGGCCTCGTCCGTCTTGTCGGTGGGCTTGGCGGCGACGTGGTAGTCGATCACGGCCGTGAGGCTCGGCTTGCGCCAGTCGGTGTTGGCGAAGATGACGCTCTCCGTCTCGACCTTGTGGCGGTTGACCAGCGTGATGAAGCTGGCGAGCGAGGTGACCTGGGCCGTGCCGCGGCGCGCCAGCGGCTTGCCGCGAACAGCCTCGACATGGGGCGCGAGCGACTGGATCTCGACGGTGTCGCCCTTGCGGATGATGGCGACGTGGGGCTGCTCGACGAGGCGGCCGTGGCCGATCGCCTTGGGAGGCAGGGCGAGCAGTTCGACCGCGACGTGGTCCTTCTTGACCAGGTCGCGGATGGCGTTGACGGCCTCGGCCGTGATGGCAGTGGTGGTCATGCGGGGTCTCCGGTGTTGAGAGGAAGGGGGGCGCGTCAGCCGCGCTGATGCTCGATCGTCTTGCCCTTCGCCGGCCGGTCGCCGTCGCTGGAGAAGATGTCGATCTGGTCGGGGTGCTGGAGCGAGAGGGCGCCGTCGGCGAGAAACAGCATCGTCTCGCGGCGCTTCTTCTCCGGCAGGCTGGTCGTGATGCTCGACTTGATCGAGACGACCTCGGCCTTGGCCTTGAACTTCAGCTTGATGGTGATGCCGGCGGCGCCTTCCTCGGCGGCCTCCAAGGCTTCGCAGACCTTGCCGACAGCCTCGGCGAAGTCGCGGGACAGCTGACCGCGCTCCAGCGCAGCCATGATGTCGTCGGTGCTTTTCAGGATCATGGGCGCATCTCCGTGTGCGGCTGGGGAAAGGCAGGCCCTCGCGCAGCGAGCGCGAAGAGGTCATCGGTGGTGGGGACCGGCTTGCGGGCGGTCAGCTGGCGCCGCATCAGCCGGCAGGTGGCGTCGACGAGAGCGCGCTGCGTCTCGCCGCGCCGCGGATCGTTGCGATGCATGGTTGCCAGCCGGCGCTTCAGATCGGCGCGGGTGCGCTGGAGGATGGGGAAGTCCGTCATGCCGCCCCCCGCTGCCGGAGGCGCTGGTGGGCCTTGGGAAGGATGGCGCGGTAGCGCATGCGGAAGCGGTCGGCGGCGTAGTCCCACGGCCAGGGCTTCAGCGCGCCGAGGCTCTTGATCGGCCGGGGCTCGGTGGCCGTGCCGTCGTACCACCAGACCTGCGCCCGGCGCTGGCTCGTGTCGAGCAGCTGTCGCCGCTCGGCATGGAGCAGGCGGAAGTCGATGTCCTTGACGATGGCGCGGTAATGCTCCGAGGGCAGGGGCAGGCCCGCCGCCCCGTGGACGGCCGCGACGACGCGGGCCTCCAGCGCGTGAAGCACCGTCTCGATCTGGTTGGCCGCGGCGATGCCCGCTTTCCGGGCCTCGGCCCAGATCGCGTGTTTCAGCGGGGTCGACCAGTCGCCGGTATAGGCCTCGTGGGCATCATGCAGCAGCGCATAGGCCGCGGCGAGGGCGTCGCCCGTCTCGGCCAGCACGGCGTCGCAGGCGAGCACCGAGTGCTGCGCGACCGAATAGGGGCCGCGGCTGATGTGCCCGGTGAAGCGGGCGAGCCGCGCCAGCGCATCGGGCACGTCGGTGTCGAAGTCGACGAGGGCGGATTGCGGCGCGGCGAGGTCGAAGCGGCGGCCGGAGGCGGTTTGTATCCAGGTCATGACCGCTCCTCTGAGGTCGCGGGCATCGTCGGGGTCGGCGGCAGGCGGCGCTTCAGAGCGTGGGCGGCGTCGTGGATGCGCAGCGCTTCGTCGGCCAGCCCGTTGATCTTTGCGTGCACCAGCCGCAGATGGTCGTCGCCGTGCTGGGGCTCGGACGCAGCCGCTTCGATGCCCTCGGCCCAGAGGGCGAGGCTCTCGCGGAGCTCGGCGATCTGGCCCAGCGCTCGGCCGATGGCGATCAGGTGTGAGGGATCGAGTTTCACCAGCGCCCCCCGAAACCCATGGCGACGACGATGACGCCGACGGTGAAGGCGAGGCCGGCAAGGGCTTCGAGCGTGGCGCCGATGAAGCCGGCGATGCGATAGCCGAGGGTGCCCATGTCAGGCCTCCGCCGGCCGGGCGGCCGCCATGGCCGCGTCGCCGTGGGCGAGAACCTGGTCGCGGGTCCAGCCGCGATAGCGCAGATCCTCGGTGGTGATGGGCGTGAAGGGGTCCTTCACGCCGCCACGATCGCGCAGGATGTCCCGGAGGTCCTCGGCCATGCGCTTCCGGATGAGGGCGGCGTCGGTCATGGACGCCCGGGCGACCGGCCAGATGGCCCCGTCCTGGGTAAGGAACTTGTCCTCGCGCTGGCCGGTCGGAGCGAGCGGCGGGGAGGGGATGTGCGGCTGCTCGGCTGGCGCGCCCTCGGCATAGGCTGCCGCGGCGGCGAGCCCGGCCACGACGCGCACGGCGGTATGGTTCGCAGGATCGTAGGGATTGGACATTCGGCGCTCCTTCCGAAAGCGGAATGGAGCAAAAGGTAATGCGGAAAAACTTACGCTGTCAATGGTGATGCGGAAGTAAGTACGCTACCCGCTTAGATTGCCCCTCCCTATGCTTCGGCAATCTGAGGAGTGGTCGCCATGGTGAGGCTTGCAGTCGCGTTGGCTCTGGCGATGCTGCCGATTCGGGCGGGAGCCCAGTGGACGGGGATTGAGCGCTCGGCTGTCGAACGGGTCGGCCAATGGGAGGTGTGGTCGGTAGAGGATAGGCTCTATCGGACGACAACCGCCTACATCGCGACGGCGACGTTTCGAGAAGATCTTCGCCTAGTCATAGCCTGCAGCGCTGACGGTTACACCGCCTACATCACGCTCGCGGGCCTGTCCTTCGAGCCAGATGCGATGCTCAATTGGCGCGTCGAAGCAGGGGAAATGAGGCAGGCGCAGCTGCGTCGCCTTGAGAATGCGGACGTTCTAGTGATTGTGGACGGCGCCGCGTCTACTGAACACAGGCTCGCGAGCATGCTCCGCACCTTGAGCCGTAGTGACATGCTCGTGTTTGAGATCGCAGACGGCTCCCGTCGCGCTCGAGCCCTGCATGACCTTCATCAGCTTTCTCGGGCGATCCTGACAAAGCCAGAATGCGACAAGCTGGCCCGAGATATAGGCCTGCGTTGATCAGACGCCGAACAGTTCGTTGGAGGTCAGCACCTTGTGGGTCGCGATGACCGTCGCCCGCGCATAGCGCACCTCGCTGCGCGGGTTGTATTGCTCGGCCACGATCCACTCGGCGGTGCGGCCCTTGAAGATCTTGATGTAGCTCTCGATCTCGGCGGCCGGATGGGCCTGGATCTGCACGACCATGGCATCGCCCACTTGAAGAGGGCGGTGGGGGTGGACGAAGACCAGTTCTCCGGGCCAGAACCTTGGCACCATAGATTCGTTTTCAACGTATAAAGCGTAAGCGTCGCGCGTTGTCATCAATGCGGGCGGTCTACCGACATATTCGATTACATCAGTGGTCAGCTGAAAAGCGCCGACGGCAGAGCCTGCCGTAGTCCCTTTCACGGGAACATCTTTAACAAGATTTACCGGTGGTAGTATAGCCCCCGCGGGCGCAACGTCTCCGTTAGCCTTACCGGCTGGCGCGCGCACAGGTCTCGGTGGTGCCTCGGCGTTGGAGGGCAGTACCGCGACGAGCTCGGCGACGTCGATCTCGAGGGCGCGGGCATATTTCTGGATGGTGCCCATGTTGGCCCCGGCGCGCGGACCGCGATTCTCGATGCTCCGGATGGCATCGCGGGAGAGGCCGGCCTCCTGGGAGAGGCGCTCGCGGCTCCAGCCGCGCTCGGCCGCCTTCCGGTCAAGGAAGGCGACAAGCGGGTTTGCGGAGGGTGATAAGCGACCGGGCGTCATGCGCGGAGTATCTTCCGCATCAGGGTCTGCGGAAAGCGTAACTGTGACCGTTGACAATGCGGAGGAAGTTACGCACTCTCCTACGCAATGACCGACCTCGACCGCCTGCTTCATCTCTTGGACGCCTACTGCGCGGCAACCGGCCTCAGCGAGGCCCGGGTGTCGACGCTCTTCCTCAAGGGTGGTTCGCGCGTCGCCTCGCTCCGTGCCGGTGGCGACATGGGCTCCCGCACGATCGCGAGGGCGATCGAGGCCTTCTCCGATGCCTGGCCGGCCGAGGCCGCCTGGCCTTCCGATGTTCCCCGACCCTCCCGCGTGCCGGAGCATGGGACCGGCGCGGTCCCTGACGCCATCGGTGCGCCCGCCGCGCCGGTGGCGTCCTTCTCTCCCGGAGACGCTGCATGAGCGATCGTCACGCCGACGACTGGGCGATGGACGCCCTGCCAGTGCACCGCATGCCCGGTGCCGCCGTGCCGCCGGCGCCGGACTTCGTGCCGGTGTCGCAGCCGGTGGCCAGCGTCGGGTGGGGCCTCGCCGGGGTCCTCGTCTGCGGCTTCGTCCTTCTGGCGCTTCTGGCCACGCTCCTCGTCCTGGTGGCGGTCGAGCGCCATCAGCGCGCGGCGCAGGTTGGCGCGGGCCTGTCTGAGACGCGGGGTCTCGCGGATCGTGATGGCTCGGATCGTCATGTCTGCGAGGATACCGGGCACGGCGCGGCGTCGCACCGTGAATGGGCCCGCCTGCCTCACGACGGGGGCCGGCCGTGACGCGCCCGCTGCCCGACGACACGCTTCACCGCATCAAGGCCGCCACCCGTGACCTCGTGAAGGTCTGCGGCGGCCTGCGCCGGGTCGGCGAGATCCTCGGCGTCTCCGAGCAGACCGTCTCGCGCTACCAGCTGCCGTCCCACCCCGAGCTTTTGCCGCTCGCCTCTGTGCTCATCCTCGAGGCCGATTGCGGCCTCTCGCCGGTGACCCGGGCCATGGCGCAGGTCAATGGCCGGGACCTTGCCGAGCCGGGCGAGGGGGCGGAGGCGGGCTGCCTGATGCAGCGCCATGCCGACCTCATGCGCGAGGTCGGCGACCTGATGACCACCGGCGCCGACGTGCTGGCCGATGGCCGGGTGACCGGCGCGGAGGCCGAGCGGCTCGACCGCGACTGCGGCGAGCTCGAAACCGCGCTGGGTCGCCTGCGGGCGGATCTCGCCAGCGTCAAGGGTGGCGACAAGGTCGCGGTGTTCCGGGGCAGGGGGCAGTGATGGCGCGGATGAGCGAGACTATCCTCGTCGCCGCTGCTGTCCTCGTCTGGGTCCTCGCCGCGCTTGTGCATTTGGCTCGGTGGTGGATCGCATGACCCGCGCCGCGCCCCGCCACGGCTTCCAGCCGAAGCATGACGGCTGGGATGACCTGCGCCGTCTGTGGCAGAGGCCGCAGGTGTCGGCGAAGGCCGCCGCGGCCGAGACCCTGCCGGAGGTCGATAGCCCTCCTCTCGTTCCGATCGTCGAGACACCTGTCGCAGCGCCCATGTCCACGTGCGCGACAGAGCGGCGGGGTGATGCCGGCACCCCGCCGCAATCCTCTCGCGCCCGCGCGCCGGGGCCGCGCCCGGAGCGGCTGCGCGCCTGGTTCGAGGATCCGGCCATCACCGTGCCGCGCCCGGCCGCGCCGGCTGCCTCGCGCCGCGCCTTCAATCTCAGGGCCGCGCTCGTCCGCATGGTCGGCCTCGGCCGGCCGGACCCGCTCTTCGCTGCCCTGTGCCGCGCGCATCCGGGCGGCCCGCCGCCGGACGTCAATCCGGGCGTCGAGGGCGGCCGGCAGGTCTTCCAGCCCGATCCGCTGTTCTTTCGCAGGGAGGCCTGAATGGCCAAGCGCAGCGCCAAAACCCCTTTCTCCGCTTCCGAGCTGCTGGCCCTCCGGCTGCTGAAGCGGCGTCACCGGCCGCGGGCGGTGCAGATGGTCACAGGCATCGACCTCGGCTCGCTCTCGGCGCTGAAGGCGGTTGCGGTGACGCGCGGCTGGTCGTTTCCCGCCATGCCGCGCAGTTCCGCCCCGGTCCTCGACAGCGAATATGTCGCCGCCTGCCGCGACGCCGGGGTCGAGCCGACCCTTGACCTGCGCGGCCTCAGCGCGGCGAAGGATGCGCTCGTCTGGCCGCACCTGCAGACCTATCCGGCCGGGCCCGTGCGCTCCGAGGCGGCCGCCGCCCAGGCGAAAAGGATCCTCGACCGGGTCAAGCGGATGCGCCACGTGCCGCCGCGCTATGCCGGCGGCGGCGAGTTCCACTTCGGCCGCGAATGCGCCGAGCATCTGGCGGCGCTGATCGCCCATGCCCCCGGGCCCCGCTACATCGACGATCCCCGCGCGCTGCGCCCCGAGCCGCGCCTGCGCTTCGAGCCGCCTGCCGCCGCATCCTATGCCGGCTGCGCGCTCGCCGACTTCGCGGCGGTGGCGTGATGGGCATCGAGACCGGCGCCGAGACCCGTCCGACCGTGCCCGTGCGCGGTGATCTCGGCGCGCTCGCCGTCGACGTCTTCGTGGCCTGCCAGCGGGCGACGATCGCCCTGCAGGCGGCCGAGCAGCTGGCCTATCTCACGCCCTGCCGCGGCCATGCCCAGGCGCTCGCCGAATCGCGCCGCGAGGTGGCGGCGCTGGCCGAGGCTCATGCGCTCCTCAAGGCGCTCGCGCCCCATGCCGAGGCGCTGGCCGAGGGCCTGCCGGGTGTCTTCGCGGCCGAGGCGCTTGCGGCGCGCCCGCTGGCCGTCATTCGGGGTGGCCGGGCATGAGCGCGCCCCGCACGCCCGAGGAATGGAAGGACTGGCGCCGCACGGTGCGCGAGCCTTGGGTCGCCAAGGCGGAAGAGGTGGACCTCCTGACCGCTTTCGGGCTGGCCGGTTCCGGCGTGGCGCTGAAGCGCGCGGGGCAGGAGCATGTCGGGCCCTGCCCGGAATGCGGTGGCCGCCGCGACAAGTTTGCCATCCACCCCTCGCGCGGCAAGTGGCATTGCCGCGGGCTCGGCAGCGGCGGGCAGAGCGCCGTCGGCATGGTGATGCACATCACCGGCCTGCCATTCCTCGAGGCGGTGGAGCTGCTCGCCGGCGAGCCCGACCCGGCGCGGCGTGATGCGCCGCCGGTCCCGGCCGAGGAGAAGGCCCGCCGCGAGCGCGAACGGGCCGAGCGGCAGGCGGCGAATGCGGCCGCGGCGGCCGAGCAGGAGCGGCAGGAGAATGCCTGGCGCGCCCGCGAGCAGGACTTTGCGCGCGAGACCTTCAAGGCCGCCGTGCCCTGGCCGGGCACGCCGGTCGAGGCCTATCTGCGCCACCGCCGCCTCATCGACGATGCGGTGATGCCGGCGCTGCGGGGTCTTCGGCTTCGCTTTCTCGCGCTAGACTATCTGGTGCCGGAGAAGGACGAGACCGGCCGCCTCACCTTCATCAAGTGCGGGCATTTTCCCGTCATGGTCCGCCGGTCTCGTCCGCGGCGGCGACCTCGTCGGCGTCCACCTGACCTATCTCGACCCGGCTTTCCTCACCGGTGGCACGCCGGCGACCATGAAGGGCAAGGCCGAGCCGGTCCATCCGGTGACCGGCGAGCTGCTGCCGGCGAAGAAGATGCGCGGCTCGTCCAAGGGGTGTTGCATCCGTCTCTTCGGCCCGCCGGCGCCGGACGTGCTGATCCGCGGCGAGGGCATCGAGACGACGATCAGCTTCGCCGCGAGCCTCGTCCGCACGGGCCGCCTGACGCCGGTCATGGCGGGCTGGGCCGCCGGCTCGCTCGACAATCTCGGCGGGCCGCATGAGGGCATGGTGCCTCATCCGACGAAGAAGACCGACAAGGGCCGGGCCGTCCGAGTCAAGGGCCCGGTGCCCCGCGCCGCCGATGATGCGCACCCGGTCATGGCCATCCCCGACAGCGTGCGGCGCATGATCGACCTCGCCGATGGCGACAGCGACCGCTTCGAGGTGGAGCAGGTGCTCGCCCGCTCCGCCGCGCGGTGGGGCACGCCCGGCCGGGCCGTGGCGCAGGCCTGGCCGCCGGCCGGGCTCGACTGGGCCCAGGCGACGGGAGGCGTGTGATGGAGCCGCAGACCTTCCTCGACGGGCGCGTCACCCTCCACGCCGGCGACTGCCTCGACGTGCTGCGCGGGTTGCCCGATGGCGCCTTCGACAGCGTGGTGACGGACCCGCCCTATGCTCTGGTGTCGATCGTCAAGCGCTTCGGCAAGGCGGGCGCGAAGCCGACCCGCGACGGCGACGTCTATAGCCGCGCTTCGGCCGGGTTCATGGGCAAGGCCTGGGACACGGGCGAGCGGGCCTTCGCGGTCGAGTTCTGGCAGGAGGTCTATCGCGTGTTGAAGCCGGGCGGCCATGTGGTCGCCTTCGCGGGGACGCGGACCTATCACCGGCTGGCCTGCGCCGTCGAGGATGCGGGCTTCGATATCCGCGACCAGATCGGCTGGCTCTATGGCTCGGGCTTTCCCAAGAGCCATGACGTGTCGAAGGGGATCGACAGGCACAACGGGGATAAGCGCCCCATCGTCGGCCGCGAACGGTTGGCAAACGACATTCGAGGTGGTGCGCTATTGGACGCAGCCCATGGTGGCGTCCGTCCCGGCTATGAGCGGGATATCACCGCGCCAGGCTCTTCTGTTTCCGCTGCTTGGCAAGGCTGGGGCACGGCGCTCAAGCCCGCCTGGGAGCCTATCGTCCTCGCCCGCAAGCCCTTGGCCGGAACGGTCGCCGAGAACGTGCTCGAGCACGGCACCGGGGCGATGAATATCGACGGGTGTAGGGTTGGCGATGAGGTTCGGGAGGCTGCCTTCACATCTCTGGCGCCGTGCCATGGCAACCGCCTTGGTGACGCAGACACCGCCGCCGCGCGCCGTGGCACTCAGGGCGAGCCGAAGACCTATGTCGGCCGCTGGCCCGCGAACGTCGTCCACGACGGCAGCGACGAAGTGGTGGCGGCGTTTCCCGAGAGCGCAGGCCAGCAGGGCGACGTGCGCGGCAGCGAGCCGTCGAGCCCGATGGGTGGCAACACTTTCGGGCGCATGGACCTCCGCATCCCTGCCGCTGCCCGTGGTGACACCGGCTCCGCCGCCCGCTTCTTCTACTCCGCCAAGGCCGATGCCCATGACCGGATCGGGTCCAAGCCCCCGACGGTGAAGCCTGTCGACCTCATGCAATGGCTGGTGCGGCTGGTGACGCCGAAGGGCGGGATGGTGCTCGACCCCTTCGCCGGCACCGGCACGACCGGCGAGGCCGCCTGGCGCGAGGGCATGCGGGCCGTGCTCGTCGAGCGCGAGGAGGAGTATCGCGCCGACATCGCGCGGCGGATGCGGCTCGCCGATTCCCCCTTCGCCCGCGCGGCGGCCGTCGCTGCGGCAAAGCCCCGGCCAGCGCCCTGCGCGCCGACGCTGTTCGACGTGATGGAGGCGCCGCCGCTCGCGCCAGACCTTTCCACCAATCAACCCGAGGAGGCGTGAATGGACCCGCGCATCGAAAAGGCCATGCGCCATCTGACTGAGGAAGGTGGCCTCGGCGAAGCGCTTGAGAACGCAGAGACATTCCTCGATCTCGGCGTTCTGAAGGTTCATGTGGACCCCGATCATCTCGTGGCCCTGTGTCGGCTCGCCATGAAGGGCTTTTCCTCCGCTCGCCTTCTCTCCCTGTCCGATCTCCGGATCGCCAATATCCGCCGCGATCAGGAGTGGAACACGGGCAGCGAGAAGCTGTCCCTGACGTTCCGCGGCAACGAGCTTGCTGGTGAGGTCGGCGAGGCCTGCAACGTCGTCAAGAAGATGGAGCGCGCCCGGCTGGGGCTTAAGGGCTCCCACGCCACCGCCGAGCAGCTGGGCGAAGAGCTGGCGGATGTCCTGATCTGCCTCGACCTTCTGGCGATGGACGCGGGGGTCGACCTCAGCACGGCCGTCCGCGCCAAGTTCAATGCCACCAGCGAGAAGTATGGCCTCGCCACCCGCATTCCGGTGCCGTGATGCGCCGCTACATCGTCACCGTCACCGGCTGGGAGCCGGAAATCTTCGAGGCCGAGACCTCGGCCGGCGCCAAGGCCAAGGCGTTCCGCGCACTGCGTGAGGCCGGCACACGGCTGACCTTCCGCGACTTCCTCGGGCGCGTCAGCGTCCGCCCTCACGCCACGGTGCACTGACATGGTCGAGATCATCGACGAGACCTTCGACTGGCGGTCGGCCGACGACATAACGCTCGGCCGGGCGGTGGAATGGCTGTGGTCGACGCGGACCATGACGACGGCGGGCATCGCGGCCTTCCTGCGGGTGCCCGAGGCGCGGGTGTGGAACGTGCGGTGCCGGGCCGATGCGCGGCAGCCGGTCGCGATGGGGGCGTGAGATGCACGGGCTCATCGTCGATTCCTTCGCGGGGCTTGGTGGGGCCTCCCTCGGTATCGAGCGGGCGCTCGGCCGCTCGCCGGACATCGCCATCAACCACAACCCGGTGGCGCTGGCGCTCCATGCCGCGAACCACCCGGACACGCTGCACCTGACCCATGACGTCTGGAAGGTCGACCCCATCAAGGCGACCGGCGGCAAGCCCGTGGCCGTGCTCTGGGCCTCGCCGGACTGCAAGCACCACTCGAAGGCCAAGGGCGGCAAGCCCCGCGAGAAGGGGCTGCGCGACCTCGCCTGGGTGGTGGTGCGCTGGGCGAAGAGCGTGCGGCCGACGCTCATCTTCCTCGAGAACGTCGAGGAGTTCCGCGACTGGGGGCCGCTCTCGGCCGATGGCAGTCCGGACCCCCGCCGCAAGGGCCAGACCTTCGCCGACTGGGTGTCGAAGCTGGAGCGCTGCGGCTACCGGGTCGAGTATCGGGAGCTGCGCGCCTGCGACTATGGCGCGCCGACGATCCGCAAGCGGCTCTATCTGGTGGCGCGGCGCGACGGAAAGCCGATCGTCTGGCCGAAGCCGACCCATGGCGACCCGAAGGGCGCGGATGTGGTCGCCGGCCGGGTGAAGCCGTGGCGCACGGCGGCCGAGATCCTCGACTGGAGCCTGCCGTGCCCCTCGATCTTCCTGACCCGGGACGAGGCGCGGGCGCAGGGCTGCAACCGGCCTCTGGCTCCGGCGACGATGGCCCGCATCGCCCGCGGGGTGAAGCGCTACGTGCTCGATGCGGCCGAGCCCTTCATCGTCAGGACCGACATGGCCTCGGCGGCTGCCCGCAATGGTGTCCATGGCTTGGATGAGCCGATCAGGACGGCCACCACCGCGAACACCTTCGCCGCGGTGTCGCCCTTCGTGGCCTATGCCCAGCACGGGGGCCGCGAGCGCTCGGCCGAGGATCCGCTGCACACGGTGGCGGCGAGCCGGAAGGATCAGAACCAGGTCGTCGCGCCGTTCCTCGCGGCGTTGACCCATCATGGCGGCGATCGCTCGCATCCGGTTGAGGACCCGCTGAAGACCATCACAGCCGCCCATCGAGGCGAGACGGCGATGATCTCCCCCTTCCTCGTGCCGCGCTATGGCGAGCGGCCGGGGCAGGAGCCGCGCTCCCGGCCGGTCGACGTGCCGAGCCCGACGATCGTGCCGGATGGCAATGGCGGCTCGCTGGCGGCCTGTTTCCTCGCCCAGAACAACACCGGCGAGCCCGGCCATGACGCCCGCAAGCCCCTGTCGACGATCGTCGGCAAGGGCTGCACGCAGAGCGTCGTGGCCTGCCACATCCTCAACATGAAGGGCTCGGCGCGTCAGTCGCATGAAGTCGAGCGGCCGTTGCCGACGATGACGGCGCAGGTTGGCCACGTCTCCATGATCGGCGCCTTCCTCACCAAGTATTACGGGGCCGAACAGGATCCGCGCCTCGAGGAGCCGTTGCACACGGTCACGGTGCGGGATCGGTTCGGCCTCGTCGACTGGACGGCGGCCGCGCCGCCCTTCGACGCCAGCATGGCCGAGCGGGCCCGGCAGGTGGCCGCATTCCTTCGGGCCGAGGGCGTTTGGGATGGCCCCGGCGAGTTCGTCACCATCGGCGCGTTCCTGCTGGTCGATATCGGCCTTCGGATGCTGACGCCGCGCGAGCTGGCGCGGGGGCAGGGGTTCCCGGACAGCTTCCGCCTCGAGGATGTCATCCTCGACGGCAAGCCGATCCCGAAGAGCGCCCAGACGAGCGGGGTCGGCAATTCGGTCTGTCCGGACATGGCCGAGGCCATCGTGCGGGCCAATGCGGTCGACGCGCCGCTCATGGCCGATGCCGAAGCCTATCGGCCCTGGGGCGAGGCACTGAAGGCGCGGCTGCTCGACAAGGCGCGCGGTGTCGGCCAGCAGGCGAGCCTTTTCGACACGATCGCGGCGGGGCCCGCATGACGCCGCCCTCCATGATCTGGAAAAACCTCTGCCTCATCCGTGACGGTGCGGCCGATGTCGTGTCCGAGCAGGTGATGCGGGTCCTCATCAACCGCGGGCTGGTGACGCTTGGCCGGGCGCTGACCGAGGACGGCCGCGCCGCTCTCGCGGAGGGCGATGCGGCCTGGCGCTGCGAGAGCCCGCCCCTGGCGCCGGACGTGGCGCCGATCCGTGCATGGCGTGACGAGCGGGTGAAGGCATGACCGATCAGGTTGAATTTCAGCTGCAGCACCAGGCAGACAAGCCCCCCCGCCCTCGTCGGGGCGGTTGGTCATGGGGGCCAGTCGAGAGCGCTAAGCTTCGCGTGATGTCCAATGGCGGCGGCATTCAATCGTCGACGCTGATCATGATGATGTGCGTCGGGGAGTTGCCTTGGGTTGATCACATCATCTTTGCGGATACGGGCGATGACAGCGTCAGCACCATGCGCCATCTGGTCTGGCTTGAGGCTCAGGTGCAGCGCTACAGCAATGGCCGCGTTCTAACGCACCGGGTTTCGCGTGGCGGCAAACTCTCGGATCGTATCCGCAACCGAGCGGCGGGCCGCGGTGTCATCAACAATGATCGTTTCGTCTCGGCGCCGTTCTTCACGGCTGGGGGAAAATCGGGCCGTGGCGGTCAGGGCAAACGCCAGTGCACCCGCGAGTTCAAGATCGAGCCGCTTGAGAAGAAGCAGCGAGAGCTTCTCGGGTATCGGCCGCGTCAGCGCATTCCTGCCGGTTCATGTGAGGTCTGGATCGGCATCTCGACCGACGAAGTCGTGCGAGCCGGCGCGGCCTTCACGTCGTGGACAGTGAACCGCTACCCACTGCTGGAAAAGCGGATGTCCCGAATGGACTGCGTCCAATGGCTCGGCGACCACGGCTTCCCAGTCCCGCCGAAGAGCGCGTGCATCTTCTGTCCGTATAAATCCAACGCTGAGTGGCGATGGCTTCGCGACAACGATCCCGATGCTTGGGCTGTCGCGATCGAATTGGATCGGCTGATCCGAAATACGCCGGGCATGCGCGAGCAGGAGTTCTTGCACCGGGCGCGCGTCCCGCTCGACCAAGTCGACTTGTCGACGGATGAGGAGCGGGGGCAGGGGACCCTGATGCTTTGCGAGGCGGGGTGCGGGGTATGATCGATTCCGACAAGCCCGCCGACCTCGGCCCGGATCTCGCGGCCGCGGCCTTCGACGCCGCCATGGCCCAGCCGATCCCCGGGGACGATGCCCCTCTCGCACCCCATGACGAGCCCCCCTTTGCCTCCCTGCCTCCCGATGATGGGGAACCGGTGGGTGCGGCGCCGCTGCTCTCGGCCGACGACTGGGCCGTGGTGGAGCGCTGCGCCGAGCAGCCCCAGAACGACATCGGCAATTCCATGCGCCTGCGCATCCGCTGCGGCGAGGACCTCTCCTATGCCCAGCGTATCGGCTATTTCGTCTGGGATGATCGTCGCTGGGAAGAGGATATCGAGGGCAAGGTTTCCCGGCCGCTGGCGCACAGGGTGGTCGAGGCCATCGGCCATGAGCCCTATGTGCTGAAGCCGACGCCGGACGAGGAGGCGGCGATGACGGCCGCCGTGGGCCTGCGCGACGAGCTCGAAGGGCTGGAGGCGAAGGCCGAGAAGGACGCCGCCGACAAGGCGCGGCTCGTCACCCTCAAGCGCCTCATCAAGGAGGCCGATCTGGCCGAGGCGCGCGTGACGGCCCGGCGCGCGGCCCGCCGGCGCTTCGCCGTGACCTCCGGCAATTCCGGCAAGATCGAGGGGATGCTGAAGGAGGCCGCCCCCTATCTGTCGCGGGCCATGGACGAGTTCGACACCGAGCCGCTGGCGCTCAACTGCGAGACCGGCACGCTGCGCTTCCGGCTCGATCGCGTCGAGGACGAGGAATCGGACCCGGCCGACCCGCGCTTCCGCGAGGCGCATGTGGTGGAGCTTTCGCCCCACCGGCGCGAGGACTTCATCACCAAGCTGGCGCCGGCGCCGTGGGAGCCGGATGCACCGCGGCCGGTCTTCGAGGCCTTCATGGCGCGCATCCTGCCCAAGGCGGACGTGCGCGAGTTCGTGCAGCGCTATCTCGGCTATTGCCTCACGGCGCTGACGCGGGAGCAGGTCTTCGTCGTGTTCCACGGGGAGGGGCGCAACGGCAAATCGACCCTGGTGGACGTGGTGGCGAAGGTGCTCGGCGACTATGGCACCACAGTGCCGATCGCGACCCTCGTCGGCGACGACCGGCGCAAGGGCGGCGAGGCGACGCCGGACCTCGTCCGGCTGCCCGGCGCGCGCTTCGTGCGCACGGCCGAGCCGAAACAGGGCATGCCCTTCGACGAGAGCCTCATCAAGGCGCTGACCGGCGGCGAGCCCATCCTCGTGCGGCGGCTCAACCAGGAGTTCATCGAGGTCTATCCGACCTTCAAGCTGGTCGTGTCCTGCAACCGCAAGCCGGAGATCCGCGGCGACGACGACGGCATCTGGCGGCGCGTGCTGCTGGTGCCCTTCGAGGTGCAGATCCCGGTGGAGGAGGTGGACAAGGGCCTTGCCGACAAGCTGTGGCAGGAGCGCGCCGGCATCCTCGCCTGGCTGGTGGAGGGGGCGCTCGCCTATCTCGACAGCGGGCTGCAGCCGCCGGGTGAGGTGAGGTCGGCGACGGACGAGTATCGGGAGGAGAGCGACATCCTCGGCTCCTTCGTGCGCGCCGCCCTCGAGGTGACGCGCGTGGCCGAGGACAAGGTCGAGGCCGGGCGGCTCTACACGGTCTATGAGAACTGGTGCCGCCTCAACGGCCACACGCCCTGGCGCGCGGAGACCTTCTCGCGGCGGATCGCCAAGGCGGCCGAGCGGCACGGCATCGCCAAGGTCAAGAGCTCGATCATCCTCTTCACGGGCATCCGCGTGCGGCCGGAGTTCCTCGGGCCGGCGCCCTCTCGCACCCGCGACGACTGACGACGGGAGGATTGGGAGGCAATGGGCGGGCCTGTGCCGCCGTTGCCTCCCGTCAGGGGTGCGGGGGATTTCAAGGGGTTAGCGGCGGTTACGGGAGGATTGGGAGGATTGGGAGGCAAATCCGCGCGCTACGCATGAGAGACACGGGGCAGGGGGGTGAGCCCTGCCGGATGTGAAAGGCTCTCTATGTGGTGCGCGACTTTTACCCTCCCAATCCTCCCAATCCTCCCATTGAAGAAAAAAGCGACGGAAAGACAAGCGGTTAGCGAAACGGTTTCACGGGAGGCAACGGGGTTAGGGGATGATGGATCCTCCCAAGCCTCCCATAACGGTGAGAGACGGGCGATGAAGACGGTCGGGATCGAGGAATTCGCGGCGTGGGCGGTGCAGGAGGAGTGGCCGAAGGCGAACAGCGCCGACATGGATGAGCATTCGGCGGCTCGCGTTGCCGTGCTGGGAGCTATGGGGTTCCGCGAGGCGCCGCTGTTCCCATCGGGCTTCGGCTCCATGGACTGGGATTTCTTGGTGGCGGAGGGCTCTGTGCGGGCTGCACCGCCGCGGGGGGTGCCGCATCCGGACGCGGTGCTGTTCGCAAAGGCCTGCTCTGCCCTGGCGGTTGAGGCTGGCTCGCCGGCCTATGACGTGGCGGACTGCCTGACCGACCAGGCGCCGGTGCTGGAACTGGGCGCGGACGAGCGCCTGGCGGCGGACTGGCGCGCCTCGGAGCATCTGCAGGTCAACCGCATCAACCCGCGCAGCCTCGTCGTGACCTATGCCGGGCTGGCGCGGCGCAGGCGGTCGGCGGCGGGTTGGGATGTCGAGCGGCCGGACTGGCATCCGGACGCGATCGAGCGGGGGTATCAGCTGGCTGAGACGGGCGGGCATCCGCAGCTCTTCGTCACGGTGCAGCGGCGGGTGCGGGTGTCGGGGCGCGGCGAGCCGGCGGCCTATGAGGTCAGGCCCTTCGAGGAGGAGGGGCGCGATCCGAAGACGCGGCGGCCGAAGCCGGGGGCCTATCGCAAGGTGGTCTTCGATCCCGATCCGGGCTTCGTCGCGCGGGCGCGCCACACCTATGCGGTCTGGTGGTGTGCGATGGAGTATCTGGCGGCATGGATGGAGGCCAGTTCCGGCCTCTCGGAGCACCGGGTTCTCGGCCCGCAAGGCGTTGAGAAACCTTGGCAATCGGCGCGGAAGCGGGTTGCTTGACTGCGCCTTGCCCTTGACAGATAGTCGGGGTGGTTGATCTCGACCTGATGAAGCCCCGGCGCCCGCCAGCGACCGGGGCTTTCTGCTGCCGCGGCGGCATCAGACCCCCCCTCAACGGGTCCCTCCTGGCGGATTTTGTTATGCGGGCGGCAAAGGTGCGGGTGCTCTCCAGACATTCGCGAAAATCGAAGCCTCAAGTTTAGCCAGAGCCTAAAGCCCGGCTCAAATTCAGAAAATCAGGCGATGGACCCGGCCAACACGCTGTCAAAAGGCGAGTTCGCCAAGGCCATGGGCGTCTCGCCGGGCCGCGTGTCGCAGTGGATCGCCGAGGGCAAGATCGGCCCGGACGCCATGCACGGCACCGGCCATCGCGCCCGCATCTATCCCGACCTGGCGCGCGAGCAGATCGCCGGCCGCACCGATCCGGGCCAGCGCTTCGGCAATGGCCTGCCGACCGCCCAGGCCTCCGACCGCCTGGCGCTCGGTACGCCCGCCGCGCCGGCCGCCCTTGACCCGCTGGCGCCGCCGCTCGCCAAGCCGGTCACGCTGGCCGACCAGATCGCCGCCGCGAACCTCGAGCGCATCCAGCAGCAGGTGCGCAAGGGCGCGGAAGAGGAGAGGGCCCGCGCTGGGCTCTACACTCCAACCGCCGACGTGAAGCGCGCCATGGGCCGCCTCGCGTCCGACCTGATGACCGCGATCGAGGGCGGCTTGCCCGAGGTCGCCAACCACCTCTCCGCGAAGTTCGGCCTGCCGAACCGCGACCTGCTCCACGAGCTGCGCGCCGCCTTCCGGGTGGTCCGCGAGCGTGCCGCCGAGGCCCATGCGGCCAAGGCTGCGGCCCATCCGGAGCATATCGACGACGACGAGACTGACACCGAGGCCGAGGAGGAAGCCGACGATCCCGGCGATGACGAGTGAGCCATGCCGATCGCCCTCGCCAACGCTGACCGGCTCGTCGACGAGACGCTTGCCGCCGTCCTGAAGCCGCCCCCGCCGGTCGACTTCGAGGCCTGGGCCGTCGCCAACATCCGGTTCTCCGACCGCGAGAGCCAGTTCTCAGGCCCCTACAACCCCAAGCTCTTCCCGTTCTTCGGGGAGATGCTCAAGGCCCTCGGTCCCGACGATCCGTGCCGCACGGTCACCATCTGCAAGTCGGCGCAGATCGGCGGCACCGTCCTCGGCAATATCTTCTGCCTCGGCTCCATCGCCATGGATCCGGGCGACTTCCTCTATGTCCACCCGACGGACGACAACGCCCGCCGCTGGTCGCGCGGCAAGCTGACGCCGATGCTGATGGCCTCGGCCTCGGTCGGCGCGCTGTTCCCCGGCACGTCGCGCTCGGGCAAGGAATCGATCCTCTACAAGGAGCGGCGTGACGGCCGCGGCGCCATCCAGATCTCCGGCGCCAATTCGCCGGCGAGCCTGTCGCAGGTGTCGATGAAGCGGCAGGTTCAGGACGACCTGTCGAAGTGGGACAACAACGAGGCCGGCGACCCCGAGACGCAGGCGGACAGCCGCACCCGCGCCTTCGAGTTCGGCAAGATCCTGAAGATCTCGACGCCGCTCATCATGCCCGGGTGCCGCATCACCCGGAACTTCGAGGCTGGCAGCCAGGAGGTCTTTGAGGTCCCGTGCCCGCATTGCGGCCACGAGCAGACGCTGGAATGGGAGAACTTCCTTTCCAACCTCGACGAGAAGCACCCGGAGAAGGCCTGCTTCTCCTGCACCGATTGCGGCGGGCTGATCGAGGAGCACCACCGCGCGGCCATGATCGCCAAGGGCCACTGGCACGCCCAGGCGCCGGAGAACAGGCGGCATCACCGCTCGTTCTATATCTGGTCGGCTTATGCGCCGACCCAGAGCTTCGAGCGCCTGGCCCGTGAGTGGCTGAAGGCCAAGGGCGACCCGGAGACCGAGCGGGTCTTCATGAACGACTCGGTCGGCCGCGCCTGGCGCGCCGCCGAGGACGCGCCGCCCTGGAAGGACCTGCGCGAGCGGGCCGATGCCGGCGGCCACACGATCGGCATCATCCCCGCCGGCTTCCCGGTGGTGACGATCGGCGTCGACTGCCAGAAGGACTTCGTCGTCTGGCAGACGAAGGCCTGGTCCCGCGACCGTCGCCGCGCCGTCGTCGGCTGGGGAACGATCTCCGGCCATATCTCGGAGCCGGCGACGCAAGGCCGCCTCGACGCCCTCCTCGAGGGCCAGGTGCTCACCGCCACCGGATCGCGCATCCGTCCGGACATGCTGGCCATCGACGGCAACGCCTGGACCGAGGAAGTCTGGGAATGGGCGCGCCGCCACCCGGCGAGCCGCGTCATCATGGTCCGCGGCGTCGCGTCGGAATATGCCCCGCTGATCGCCCGGGTGAAGAAAGAGCACAACAGCCGCGGCGTACCGCTGAAATACAGCCGCCGCTTCTACAACTTCGCGACCTCGGTCCTGAAGCTGGCGCTCTATCGCAACCTGATGAAGCAGGATCCGCTGGAGCGCGGTTACATCGCCCTGCCGAAGGGCCTCGAGGACGAGTATTTCCGCCAGCTGACGGCGGAAACCCGCAAGGGATCGAAGAACCCGCGCACTGGCACGATCGAATACCGGTGGGTGAAGGACCCGAACCAGGCGAACGAGGGCCTCGACACTGCTCTGCAGGCCGAGGCCGCCGCCATCCACTACGGCGTCCGCTCCATGGGCGAGGATCGCTGGGATCAGCTGGAGGCGGAGCGCTTCGCAGCCCCCGCTGAGCAGCAGGGCGACCTCGAAGCCCTGCTTCTGGGCGCCCCTCCGGCGCCGACCGCACCGCAACCAGCCGCCCCGGCGGCCCCGAAACCCCGCGAAACGGTCCTTGACCGTCTCGCCAGGCTGAACGCGAGCACCTGATGACCGATGTCGCTGCCCAAGGTCGCCTCGCGGAGGCGCAGACCGCGCTTCACGAGCTGATGCTCGGCAAGAGGACGGTCAAGGTGATGGTCGACGGCCAGTCGATCGAGTTCACCGCGACCAACCGCGCCGATCTGGAGGCCTATATCGCGCGTCTTCAGGCCCAGGTCGCCGGCCGCCCCGCGTTCCGCGCCCTTCCGGTGGTCTTCTGATGGCAAATCGCGCCGCCCGTCGCGCCGCCGCCTCCGCGACGGCTCCGGCGCGCGCCATTCAGGCCGCGACCGTCGATGCCCCCTATGCCGCCGCGGGGTTCAGCCGCGCCGACACGGTCAACTTCGCGCCGCCCTACGTCTCGGCCGATGGCGCGGCGCTGGTTGGCCGCGAGACGGCCTCCGCCCGCACCAACGACCTTGATCGCAACAACCGCTACGTCCGCGCCATCGTCTCGCGCCTCGTCGACATGATGGTCGGGAGCGGTCTGCGCCTCTCGGCTGCCCCCGACGCCCGCGCCCTCGGGATCGAGCGCCAGCAGGCCCGCGAGCTCGGCAAGCAGATCGAGGCGCAGTTCCGCCTGTGGGCCGAGGATCCGCTCTATCGCGCCGATGCCCGCCGGAAGGTGACGCTGAACGGCCAGTTTCGTGTCATGGCCCGCACCTTCGCCCGCCAGGGCGAGGCGGCGGCGGTGCTGAAGTGGAAGCCGGAGGGTGTTCATTTCGGCACCTGCCTGCAGGTGGTCGATCCCGACCGGATCTCCAACCCGAACGGCGCGCCGGACAGCCAGACGCTGCGCGGCGGCGTCGAGTATGACGCCGATGGCGCGCCGATCGCCTATCACGTCCGCAACGCCCATCCGGGCGACTGGTGGCAGGGCGCCGCGCTCGCCACCATGACCTGGACGCGCATTCCGGTGCGCGACGAGCGCGGCCGTCCGGTCTTCATCCACGCCTTCGAGCCGGAGCGCGAGGACCAGAGCCGCGCTGTCTCGGCCTTCGCCGCCTCGCTGCCGGCGCTCCAGCAGCTCGGCCGCTATTCCGACGCCGAGCTGGCGAGCGCCCTGCTCAATGCCTTCATGGCCATGTTCATCAAGACCTCGCGCACCCCGCAGGAGGTGGCCGAGAGCCTGTCGACGGAGGAGGGCACGGCATCGGAGAAACTGCGGCTCGACTTCTATGAGAAGAACCCGATCAAGGTCGCCGGCACCCGTGTCCCGGTCATGCCGTTCGGTGACGAGCTGAACCTCAACACCACCCCGCGCGAGACCTCGTCCTTCGTCGACTTCGAGGCGGCCCTCATCCAGCAGATCGCCGCCTCCACCGGCGTCTCCTATGAGCAGGCGACCTCCAACTGGTCGCGCACCAACTACTCCTCGGCCCGGGCCGCGCTGATCGAGGTCTGGCGCTCCGTCACCCGCCTCACGACCCAGTTCACCGAGCAGGCCGTCTGGCCCTGCTATCTCGCCTTCCTCGACGAGGCGATCGAGACCGGCCGGATCGAGGTGCCGCCGGGCGTCCCGACCCTCTTCGAGGCCCCGGCCGCCTGGCTCAAGGCCCGCTGGCTCGGCCCGCCGCGTGGCTACATCGACCCGGTCAAGGAAGCCCAGGCGGCGCAGATCCGCATCGAGACCATGACCTCGACCCTCGAGCGCGAATGCGCCGAGCAGGGCCTCGACGTCGAGGAGGTCATGGACCAGCAGGCCTGGGAGCAGGACGAGCTGAAGGCTCGCGGCCTCGCCCGGGCATCCACCGCCGGGATGATGCTGGTCTCCGCCCCGACCGACGCGCCGGCAACGCCGAAGGACTGATCCATGAACCGCTCGCCGCTGCTCGCCCGGCTGACCAGCCGGCCCGTCCTCATTTCGCCCGCCGGCATGGAGGGGCTGCTCGCCACCGGCCGAGGCGGCGGGGAGGGCAGGGGCGTCGTCGCGCGGATCCTCGGTGCCGTCGGCGCCAAGGGCGGCGCGGGCCGTCGTCCGGTCGCCAAGGCCGAGGCGCGCATCCCTGATGCGCTAGACGGCCGCGCCGTCGAGGCCCGCCCCGGCTACCTGCTCGCCGATGGCGTCGCCGTCATTCGCGTCGAGGGCGTCCTGTGGGATGAGGGCTGCAGCTACGACGACGGCTGGTGGTCGTTCTCGCTCTATGGCTACGACGATCTGCGCCGCGCCATCGCCGCCGCCGAGGCCGACGATGCGGTCAAGGCCGTCTGGCTGCGCATCAATTCGCCGGGTGGCCTCGTCACCGGCATGATGGAGACCTGCGCGGTCATTGCCGGTTGCGCCAAGCCGGTGACGGCCTTCGTGGCCGGTGACGGCTGCTCGGCCGCCTATGCCCTGGCGAGCTCGGCCAGCCGGATCGTCTGCGCCCCGGCCGCCGCGGTCGGCTCCATCGGCGTCGTCTGGGTCCATGTCGACACCTCGAAGATGAACGAGGAGTGGGGCCTCACCTACACGCCCATCCAGTTCGGCGCCGCCAAGACCGACGGCGCGCCCTTCAAGCCGCTGTCCGACAGCGCCCTGGCTCACTTCCAGGCGCAGATCGACACGCTCGGCCGCCGCTTCGTCGACCATGTCGCCGAGCAGCGCGGCCTGTCGGTCGATGAGGTCCTCGCCACCGAGGCGCGCGTCGAGATCGACGACGACGCCCTGGCGCTCGGTCTTGTCGACGAGGTGGCGCCCGAGGCCGCCGCCTTCGCCGCCTTCGTCGAATCCCTTTCCGCCGGGGCTCCGGCATCACCCCCCGCGTCGCCGGCCTCGGCGCAGCACGCGGCAACCCAGGAGGAGACCATGGGTCTCAAGCAGCAGATCGAGGCCGCGCTCGCCCGCCAGAAGACCGGCAAGGCCAGCGCGGAGGACACCCTCAAGCGCATCGCCGCCCTCACGGCCAAGGCCGAGGACGGCGCCGACGAGCCGGCCGCGTCCGAAGGCGAGGACGACGAGGAGATGACCGACGACGAGGAAGAGCCCGTCGCCGAGGGCGATCCCGTCGAGGAGGAGGCCTCCGACGACGGCGAGGACAAGCCGGCTGCCAAGGCCAAGGCGAAGGCCAAGGCGACCGCGCCGAAGCCGGGCACCTCCGCCCATGTCCTCGCCATCCTCGACCTTCCCGAGGCCAAGGGCCGCGAGGCCCTGGCCCGCAAGCTCGCGGTCGGCGGCATGTCCGTCGCCGCGGCCAAGGATGCCCTCGCCGCCGCGCCGAAGGGCTCGGCCTTCCAGCCCCAGAACCCGACCGTCGCCAGCGGCGGCGGCTCGTCGCCGTCCGATCCGAACGCCCGCCTGCTCGCCGCCGCCGAAACGGTGGCGAAGCAGGCTGGTCGCTGATCGGCGCGCCTGCAACCCCTGACCCGGAGACACGCTGATGTCCGTTCTTCCGCCCAATGCCACGAAGCCGACCACGATCTCGGATGTGGTCAAGCATGAGACCGACCGTCTCACCGGCCGCCGCGCCGCCCGCGTCCTCGCCGGTTCCGGCGCGGCCCGCCTCATCACCCTCGGCATGGTGGTGGCGGTGATCACCGCTGGCGCCGTCACCTCCGCCGCCAAGGCCGGCGGCAACACCGGCAACGGCACCCTGACCCTCGACGCCACCGCACCCGCCCAGTCCGGCGCCAAGGTCGGCGTCTACACCGTGCGCTGCATCGCCGCGGCCACCAACAGCGGCACCTTCCGCGTCGAGGACCCGGACGGCTTCGTCCTCGGTGATGTCGCGGTCGGCGCCACCTTCTCCGACGACATCAAGTTCGTCATCGCCGACGGCTCGGCGGATTTCGCGGTCGGTGACGGCTTCGACATCACGGTCGCGGCCGGCTCGGGCAAGGTGGTGCAGTACAGCCCCACCGGCACGGGCGGTGCCGAGATCCCCGCCGGCGTCGCGCTCGACGAGGTCTCGGCCGCCGACGGCTCGGACTCGACGGAGGACCTGGTCTTCCTGTCGCGCAACGCCATCGTCGATCTGGACCAGCTGGTCTGGCCGGCCGGCATCAGCGCCACCCAGAAGACCGCCGCTCTCGCGGCGCTCGCCCGCCTCGGCATCACCGGCTCCGCCGGCGTCTGACCCGCCCCTGACGCATGACGCGGCGCCGGTTCTCCGGCGCCGCTCCGCCGGCCTCGCGCCACCCTCACTCTCCGCCCGAAAGGTGCACTTCCATGCCGTTCAACTGGCCCTATAGCAATGTCGCCCTGACGGGCACCATCAACCGCCTGCCGAACCTCTACGGCCTGCTCAACAGCCTGAACCTGTTCCCGTCGCGCTCGATCGCCAACACGGTCGTCGAGATCCGCTTCGAGGACGGCCAGATCCAGGTGCTCCCCGCCGCGGCCCGCGGCGCGCCGCCCTCCGTCTCGGCGAAGGACACCGGCAAGACCATCTATCTGAAGGTGCCGCACTTCCCCCATCTCGACACGCTCACCCCGTCCGATATCCAGGACATGGTGACCGTCGAGGGCGACCAGTTCCGCCCCCGCTCCGCCGAGGAGGAGCTGGCCAAGCGCCTGCAGCGCGTCCGCATGAAGCACGACCTGACCCGCGAGTACCTCCGCATGGGCGCGCTCAAGGGCGTGGTGAAGGACGGCAACGGCCAGACCCTGGTCAATCTCTTCACCGCCTTCGGCATCAGCAAGAAGCAGGTCTTCTTCGACCTCTCCAACGACAATGCCGACATCAAGGAGAAGTGCGACGAGGCCGTCGATCACATCGCCAAGAACCTCAAGGGCGAGATGATGCAGGGCGTCTCGGCCATTGTCTCGACGTCGTTCTTCAACGACTTCACCCAGCATCCGAAGGTCGAGAAGATCTATCTGCAGCATGCCGCCGCGATGAACCTCGCCAACATGACCCGCGACCCGCTCTCGGCCTATGGCCGCCGCTTCACCCACGAGAATATCACCTTCATCGAATACAAGGGTTTTGCCTCGGTGCGGAGCGGTGACACCGTGTCGAGCGAGCCCTTCGTTGCGGCCGGCCTCGGCCATGCCTTCCCCGAGGGCACGATGGACACCTTCGCCACCTATGATGCCTCGCCGGACCACATGGACATGGTCAACAAGCCCGGCGTCGAGATCTTCATCACCCAGAAGGAGCTCGACCACGGCGGGGGTATCGAGATCAAGAGCCAGTCGAACCCGCTGCCGGTCGTCCGTCGGCCGGAGCTGCTGGTCGAGTTCTCGTCCGCCGCCTCCTGACGGGTTCCATGATCGACATCGCCAAGATTGCGGCCGAGGGCGTCTCCAGCGCCCTCGGCCTCGCCGCCATCTGGCGCGCCCCGGGCCTTGCCCCCGACGCGCCCGGCCTTGCCGTGAGCATCGTGCCCAGCGATGCCGACGCCAGGGTCGAGATCGGCCGCGCCGCTTTCGGCCGCGAGGCCATCCGCTTCCGGGTCTATTCCGTGCCGGTGGGCATCGCCCTCGACCTGAAGAAGAGCGGCACCATAACCCGCGCCGATGACGGCGCGGCCATGGCCGGCGAGGTCTTCACCCTCACCGGCGATGGCGAGGCGGCCGACCGCGGCCGCTATTCGTGGTTCGTCTCGGTGCGGCGGGCCTGACATGCGCGTCACCACCACCGTCGACCTCTCTGGCTTCCGCCCGGCTGATGCCGGCGCGGCCGTTGCGAGGACGATCGGCCCGCGCACGGCAGAGGCCACCGAGCGGCTCAAGACGCGCCTGCGCGCCGATACGCGCGGCGCCCTCGGCCAGCGCATGGCGAACACCTGGCGCGGCGAGATCTATCCGGTGAAGCGGCCGACCCGGACACTCAATCCGGCCGGCCTGGTCACGTCGAATGCCTCGAAGGTCGTCTCGGCCTTCGACCCGGCCGCGACCATCAAGGCGCGCAACGCCACCTATCTGGCGATCCCGACCGAGAACGTCCCGCGGCAGGGCAGGGCGGGCAAGCCCATGACCCCCGTGGAGGTCGAGGCCCGGTTCAATCAGGAGATGGAGGTCATCCCGTCGCTGACGCGACCGGGCACCTTCCTTCTCGTCATCACCGCTCGCCGTGGCAAGCGCGGCGTCCAGCAGATCCGGGCGAAGACGGCCCGCGCCTTCTGGAGGCAGGCCGAGCGCATCGTGATGTTCGTCCTCGTCAAGCAGGTGCGCATGAAGCCGCTGCTCAACTGGCGCCGCATCATCGCGACCGAGCAGGCGGCCTTCGCCCAGGAGATCAAGGCCGGCGTCGCCGCCGCGCTCCAGCCCTTCGGAGGCAAGGCGTGACCAAGACCGAGAGCGTCCTTCAGGCCTTCGTCGCGCTACTCGCGACGGCGCCGGGCCTGCCGCCCGTCGCCCGCAGCGCCGTCACCTTCTCGCGGGTCCAGCCCTTCACGGTCACGCCCGCCGGTGGCGACCCGATCACCGCCGATGTCGGCTTCGTGCTGTTCGATGGAACGGGGCGCATCGACGATGCCCGCTCCACGGTCGGCGACTATGAGATCGAGCACACGGCCGACCTCGAAATCCTCGTCCAGGGCGAGCATTGCGACGCGGTCTTCGACGCCATCCTCGCCGCGGTCGGCGACCTGACCGCCGCCCACCGCACCGGCGAGGACTGGGATTTCCTCGAGCTCGGCGTGCCGGCCCGCGATTTCGCACCCGACGAGACGCATGACCAGGGCAAGGGCTGCGTCCTGCCCGTGATCTTCACCTATCGGTCCACCCAACCCTTCTGAGGAGCGCCTTCCATGGCCACCAACACGCCCGCGAAGGGCCGGCAGACGAACCTCTTCGTCGGCGTCGAGAGCACCTATGGCATCGCGCCGACGGATGATGCCGCCTGGGCGCGGCTGCCCTACTACTCGCAGACGCTCAAGCCGAACCGCCCGCTGGAGCCCGACCCGATCCTCGGCAAGGCGCGTCACAACAACCGCGACCCCGACGATCCCGCGCCGAACCTGCTGACCCATGGCGGCGACATCGTCCTGCCGATGGATCTCGGCGTGCTGCCCATCATCGGCCGCCTGGCCTTCGGCGCGCCGACGACCACGGGCACCGGCTCCAACCTCGTCCACACCTTCGGCTCCGGCGTCGCCGAGATCCCGACCTTCTGCGCCGAGATGGAGGTGGGGACCGCGAAGTTCCGCCATCACGGCCTCGCGGTCTCGCGGCTCGCCTTCGCCGCCAAGCGCGAGGCCGGCTATCGCCGCATCACCACGACGATCCTCGGCCAGAAGATGAGCCTGCCCGTCTCGCTGGAGCGCCCGGCGGACCTGCCCGACCCCTCGGAAGAGCAGATCGCCGCCGCCATCGGCATCGTGAAGTGGAACGGCACGCCGATCGCCCAGCTGATGGAGGCCTCGGCCCAGTACGACACCGGCGTCACGCCGATGGAGTACGTCAACGGCACCGAAGAGATCTCGGGCGTCGAGCTCGGCAACGATGCGGCCTATACCGGCCGCCTCATGATGCGCTTCTCCGACACCACCTTCTATGCCCTGGCCATCGCCGGGACGCCGGGGGCGCTGTCGATCGAGTACACGATCAACAGCAACCGCTCGCTCGCCCTGTCGAGCCCGCGCGTCTTCCTCTCCCAGACCGGCCCGGAGGTCTCCGGCCCGGGTGGCCTCGAGGCCTCCTTCGAGTTCACCGCCGCGCAGGGCTCCGCCGCCGACATGCTGACCATGGCGGTCAAGACCGGCGCCGAAGCCTGGCCCCCGGCCCCCCTGAGGACCTGACCCATGCTCCGTCTGACCCGTGACCTGCCGAAACCCTCCCGCGTGGAGTTCGGCGGCGGCGCCTATGCCATGGTGCGCCCCGCCACCAGCCTCGACTATGAGATGGCCCGCCAGAAGGCGCAGGGGATGGCCGCAGCCGTCGCCACCTCCGCCGAGGCGGCTGACCTCTTCGGCCATCTGACCGGCCGACCGCTCGCGCCGGACTTCGGCGTCGAGGAGCTGATCGGCGCGGCGCACACCATGTCGCTGCTCTTCCTCGCCTGCGAGTGCATCACCGAGATCCACGGCGTTGCCGTCGAGGACGACGCCCTGGCCGCGCCGCTCCAGCCGGAGCACGCGGCCCTTCTCGTCCGCGACGTCCAGATCGCCAACGCTCTCGAGGAGAAGATCTTCGCCCGCGTCGCCCTCGAGGCCAACGAGGGGAAACGGATCGCCGCCCTCGCCCGGTGGCGCGCCGGGGGCGGCCGATCCTACTGCCGCGGATGCCGGGATGCCGGGGAGCCATGCGCTTCCGGCCGGCCGGGACGCGATGGCGAGCACTGCCCCGAGGTCCGCCATCGTCCACTGACCCGCGAGGGCACCTGGGTGGCCGATGTGCTCGACCGCCCGGGCGTCTGGCAGCGCGCCGGCATGGCCGGCACGGTGACCGGGCTCTCGCTGCCCGAGGCCCTGGCGGCCTTGCCCGCCGGGCTCGATCGCGACTTCGCCATCCTGCTGCTCGGCCGCGGCGAGAACGCCATGGTCGCGACCCTTGCCGAGGCCGCGGCCGAACAGGCGCCGCCGACCCCCGCCGCGCCCCAGCGCTGACACTCCCAACCCCGGAAGGCTGACCCATGGCGACCGACAAGCAGTCGGCCATCGTGATCCGTTTTGCCGTCCAGGACGGGCAGAAGGTCACCGAGGCGCTCAAGAGGCTTGAGCAGGAAGGGACCGCCTCCCTCAAGAAGCTGGGGGAGGGTGGTCAGGCCCAGGCGCGCGGCCTTGTCCTGCTGCAGGGCGCCGCGGACGAGCTGCGGGGCCGGATGCAGGGCCTTGCCGGCAATGCCGGCGTGGTCGGTGCGGCCTTCTCCTCCGGTGGTGTCAAGGCGCTGGCCTTCGCCGCCGCGCTCGGCGTGGTGGTGGCCGGCCTGCGGGCCTTCATCTCATCCGCCCCGCAGCTGGTGGCCAATGCCGATGCGGCAGGCCTGTCGCTGGAGCGCTTCCAGTCGCTCCGCGCCGCCATCATCGATTCCGGCGGCAATTCCGAGCAGGCCTCGCAGGGCCTCCGCCAGTTCGCCGTCCAGGCCCGCGCCGCCAACCTCTCGACCGGCGACCTCTATGAGCAGATCCGCAAGGTCAACCCGGAATATGCCCGGCAGCTTGCGCTGGCGAAGGACCTCGGCGAGGCCCAGCGCATCGTCGTGAGGGCCATGGACGAGGCGGCGCTCTCCTCGCAGCGCGCCGCCATCGGCAATGCAGCCTTCGGCGAAAGCTGGCGGTTCATCGCCGCTGGCATCCGGCGGGATCAGCAGGGTCTCGTCGACGCCGGCCGCATCATCAGCCCCGAGCTGGTGCAGCGCGCGGCGGATGTCTCGGCCAAGATCAACTCGATCGTCGACACGATCAGCGTCCGCTTCATCGGTGCCATGAAGCCGGCGGTGGACCTGCTCGCCCGCTTCCTCGACGACCTGAACAAGGCCGAGACCAGCGGTGTCGGCCGTAACGGGCAGGGCAGCGAGCGCTCCGAGCTGGTCGGCACCCGCCTGCGGGTCGGCGCGGCGCGCCTGTCCGGCGCGCGCCTCGCCCCGGAAGACCAGAACTTCGCCGACATGGAGGCCGTGGTGCGCAAGCGCACCGACCTCCAGAAGCAGCTGGACGATCTCAACCGCGATTACGTCCGCATCAACGACGACTTCGAGCGCGCGGCCGAGCGCAAGGGCCGGACGGCCGCCGCCGGCGAGAACACCGACCAGGCGCAGGCCGTGCTCGATGCGGCCCGCGCCCGCCGCGTCGAAAACCTCGAGGCCCGGAAGCGGCTTCAGGAGGAGATCCGCGCCCTCGACGCGCAGGAAGAGGACATCCGGCAGCGGGACATGGCGCGCCGCGGCGCCGTTCCCGAGGTCACCATCAGGCCCCGTGTAGTCGCGCCGGTGCCGGCGGTCGATCCCCGCGCCGCCGAGGCGGCCTCCCGTCAGGCAGAGATCCAGGCACTCACCAACGAGCAGTCCGAGCTTCAGAAGAAGACGGCCGCCATGGGCGAGGCGGCCTCGGCTACCGACCGCCAGCGCCTCGCCGACATCGCCCTGCGTCTCGCGCAGCTTGACCGCATCCAGCTGACGCAGCGCGACGTCGAGCTCACCCGGTCGATGAACCTCGTCCGGCTCGACGCCGAGCGCATCGCCGCCCGCACCGCCCTCGGCATCGCCACCGAGGAGGAGCGCCTCGCGCTGAAGCAGCGCGAGATCGCCAACCAGCGCCGCCTCGGCATCATCCGCACCGACGAGGAGGCCGCCCGCGCGCTGGCGCTCTACCGCAAGGAACTGCGCGAGACCGTCAATCAGGAGCAGGTGCGCCAGTCCTTCACGCCTGGCCTGACGAAGATCCGCCAGGACGCCCAGCGCGACCTGCGCCTCGACATCGACGAGGGCGCGACGCAGAGCGTCAACGAGTTCAACGCGGCGCTCTTCCAGGTCGCCCGCGGCTACAAGGACGCGAAGACCGCGGCGCTGGATTTCGGCGTCTCCGTCATCGCGATGTTCGCGCAGATCCTCATCAAGCGGCAGATCCTCGGGCCGCTGGCCGGCGCCTTGTCCGACGGCATCGACAGCTTCGCCAAGGGCATGTTCGTCTCCTCGGCCTATGGCAACGTGGTGACCGCCGATGGCCCGATGCAGCTGTCGCGCTATGCCCTCGGCGGCGTTCATCGCTCCTCCGGCGGAATTGCCCGTCGGCCGACGCTCTCGCTGTTCGGAGAGGGCCGCACGCCCGAGGCCTATGTGCCGCTGCCCGACGGTCGCACGATCCCCGTCACCCTCGACCAGAAGCAGACGGTCAACCCCGTCGCCCCGCTCTCGGCCCTCGGCGCTCCGCCGGTGTCGATGACCACCAACGTCTCCGTCGAGCCGCCGGCCGGCCATGAGGCCAAGACCGAACGCCGGCAGAACCCCAGCGGCGGCGAGGACGTGCGCATCGTCTTCCGCGACATGACCCGGACCACGCTCGCCGAGGACTTCCGCGACGGCGGGCCGGTCAGCGACACGCTGCGCCGCACCAACAAGAGCTTCCGGTGATCCGCCATGCCGCTCCCTGATCCCGGCACCTGGCCCGCAGGGGTCGAGTGGAAGCCGCGCCGCCAGTCCTTTGGCGAGAGCCCCCACGCGGCCGTGCGCGCCATCCGCATGGAGGCCGGCAACACGGCCCGCGAGGCGCTCGACGCCGACGAGGTGGTGCGCGTCCAGGTGCTCTGGCGCTTCACCCCGGCCGAATGGTCCGACACGATGCGGCAGTTCTTCATCGACGTTCGCGCCACCGGCTGGGACGGCAACTGGGTCGATGCCGGCGGCGCCACGCGCACCGGCCTCATCTGCGTCGACGGCGAGGCGCCCCGGGGAGCGCCCCGCGGCCGCTTCGTCGAGGTGACCGCCACCCTCGAGATCATTCCGGACGAGGGCGCGTGATGAGCGACCCGACCTATGACGAGGCCTGGGCCGAGGCGGCCGCCTCCAACCGCCGCAATGCCGGCCGCCTGGTGACGCTGGAGCTGCTCCACCCCGGCATTGTCGCCGAGGGCGTCATGGTGCCGGTGCGGGCCATCGCCGCCCGCCGGGCCCGCCAGCTGCGCCTCGAGGACAATGCGCCCGTCGATGCCGGCGAGCTTGTGACCTTCGAGCCGCTCGGCTTCACCTCATCCATGCCGGTGCGCGCGGCGAACGGCGCAGTGACCTGCAAGGTCTCCATCTCCAACATCGGTGGCCGCATCTGGCCCTATATCGAGAAAGCCGTGGAAGTGCAGGCGGATGCGATGCTGATCCTGCGGCAATACTTCAAGAGCGACCCCGACACGATCGTCGTCGGCCCGGTGCGATTCGTGGTGACCGGCGTCACCATGTCGAACGGCATCGTCGAGGGCGACTGCTCGATCGACACCAATGCCGATGTCATGGTGCCGTCGCTGAAATACACGGCCGACCGGTTCAACAACCTGAATGGGTGACGCCCGCGCGGCCGTGCTGGCAGGCCTCATCGGCAAGCCCTATCGCGAGCGCGGCCGGGGCCCGGATGCCTTCGACTGCTGGGGCCTCGTCGCCCATGCCCGGCCGCTGATCTTCGGCGGGCCGCCTCTGCCCGACGAGGACATCGCGCCAGCCATGATCCGGCGCGTCGCCCGCGCCTTTGCCGATCCCCGGCACCGCTGCGGCTGGGCCTCGCTGCCGATCCCGCGGCCCTTCGATGCGCCCGACGGCGCCATCGTCATGATGACCCGCGGCGACATTCCGCATCACGTCGGCCTCTGGCTCCGGCCTGAGGGGGTGATGCTCCACTGCTGCGCCTCCCAGCGGGTCGTCATGGACCGGCCGGGGCACCTCGCCGCCGCCTATTGGCGGATCACCACCATCCTCGTTCCGGAGCGTGAAGCGGGTCCATGACCGTCCTCGCCGTTGCCCAGCCCATCACCGTCGAGCATGTCGTCGCCCCCGGGGCGCTGGCGCGCAAGGCGCTGGCGCGCGCCGGCGAGAGCGTGGCGAAGTTCCTGAAGCGCCACCGCTGGCGCTTCGATCTCGACACGATCCTGGTCATCAACGGCACGCCCGTGCTGCGCCGCGACGATGGCTGGAAGACCCGCCGCTTCGCGCCCGGGGACGTGGTGCGCTTCGTCTCGCGGCCCTTCGGCGGCCAGCAGGGCAAGCAGATCGGCGGGCTGATCGCGCTGATCGCGCTCACTGTCTTCGCCACCTGGGCCGTCGGCCCCTCTGCGTTGGCGCTGACCTCGCCGTTTGCCATTGCCGCCACCAAGGCCGTGATCGTCGCCGGCGGCATGATGCTCTACAACACGCTGGTCTATCCCAAGCCCGGCAACCGCAGCGACGAGGACAACCTCTATTCCTTCAACGCGGCGGGCAACACGGCCCGGCCGCTGGAGACCATCCCCGCGGCCTATGGGCGGCTGCAGCGCGACCTCGACTATGCCGCGCTGCCCTACAAGACCTATTCGGGGAATGACGAGTATTTCCAGGGCCTCTTCATGATCGGCTGCGGCCGGTATGAGCATGAGGCGCTGCTCGTCGACGACATCGAGTTCTGGCGCGCCGATGCGTCCGAGGAAGACGGCACGGGCACCGGCTCCGGTGGCACGATCCCCGGCTTCACCTCTGTCTGGACGGATAATCAGGGCGGCCGCCCGTCCTCGCCCGGCGTGCTCGCGCCCTTCGAGGATGTGCAGATCGAGTTCGTCGAACCTGGCCAGCCGGTGACGCTGTTCCCGACCAATGTCCACCAGTCGCCGGATGTGAACGGCCTGGAGTTCGACGACCCGACCTCGGCCGGCGGCGGGTGGTCGCCCTGGTTCCCCGTCTGCAATCCGAACGACGTCACCACCCTGATCCACCTCGACATCGCGCTGCCCAACGGCTTCTCGCGCAACAACCACGAGACCGAGGCCGCCTATACGGTCGAGATCCGGCCGATCAATGTCGCGGGCGCCCCGATCGGCCCGGCGGTCTCGACCACGCGGAACTATGTCGGCCTGCACCGCAAGCCGCACCGGTTCACGCATTCCTTCCCGCAGACGGTCGCGGCCCGCTACGCCCTCCGCTTCCGCCGCAATGCCAAGCCCGAGGCGGGGAAGGATGTCACCGACTTCTACGCGGCGGGCCTGCGCGCCGAGATCCCCGGCGAGACCGTCTTCCCCGAGGGGACCATGCTGGCCGTCCGCATCAAGGCGACGAAGCAGCTCTCGGACTATTCGCAGCGGCGCATCCGTTACCGCGGCACCCGGATCCTGCCCGTGTGGAACGGCTCGGCCTGGGTCGAGGAGCCGACCCGCAACCCCATCTGGGCGGCGCTCGACCTGCGCCGCAACGAGGATTATGGCGGCCGGCTGCCGCTGGAGCGCTTCCAGTTGGACGAGTGGATCGCCGCGGCCGCTGCGGCCGAGACCCGCGGCGACACGTTCGACCATGAGTTCAAGAACGCGGCGAAGGTCGGCGAGCAGGTCGACCTCGCGCTGGGCGCCGCCCGCTCGAAGCACCGCTGGTATGGCGACATTTACGGCCTCGTCCGCGACGAGTGGCAGGCCGCGCCGCGCATGCTGGTGAGCGACCGGGAGATGGTCGCCGGCAGCTTCAGCATGACCGCGAACTTCCGCGACCAGAACGCGCCCGATGGCCTCATCGTCAACTATATCGACGAGGAGACCTGGCGGCCGGCGCAGGTCGTGGTGCCGATCGGCTCCTCGCCGGTGAACCCGGTGACGGAGGAGCTGCGCGGCGTGACGAAGCGCGCCCATGCGACCCGCGAGGCGGTGTTCAAGTGGAACGCGCAGGTGAAGCGCCGCCTCGGCCCGAGCTTCTCCATGCTGCTCGACGGCCACATGCTCAACTATGGCGACCATGTCGACATCCAGTCGCGCACGCCGCAGGCCTGGGGGACGCCCCATGCCGTGGTCGACCTCTCCGGCAGCACGGTGCGTCTGCCACGCGCCCCGGCATGGCCCGATGGCGTCACCATGTATGCCGCCATCCGCACCAAGACGGGCGGACTGTTCGGCCCCTGCCGGGTGACGCAGGGGGCAACGCCGCGGCACCTGGTGTTCAACGACACCGATCTCGCCGCCGTCGTCACCGCCACCGGCCTGACGCTGGCCGATGCCCTCGACCGCGCCCCGGATGCCGCGCCGCCGACCCTCGTCATGGGAGAGGCCTTCGATTTCCTGAAACGGATGCAGGTGGTCTCCGTCGAGCCGCGCGGCGACAAGGCGCAGGTGGTCGGCTTCCTCGACAGCGAGGAGGTGCATGGCGAGGGCGACATCCCGGTGGCGCCGCGCCCGCCCGTCCTCACCTTCCCGTCGAAGAACCTGCCCCGCGTCGTCAGCCTGGATGCCCGGCTGAAGCAGGTGCTCTTCGAGACGCGCCTCGAGGCGTCCTGGCCGGTGGCGCCGAATGCGACCCGCTATGTCGTCGAGGTGCTCTATGACCTCGCGGTGCAGTGGATCCCGGTCTATGACGGGCCGGTCAATGCCTGCGACGTGGTGGTCGACAACTACGCCATGCAGGTGCGGGTGACGCCCTATGGCGACCGGGGCGCGGGGTATGCCTCGCCGGAGGTGAGCCTCGGCGAGCTCGACGTCACGCTGCCGCCGGGGTCGGTGGACTGGGATGCCCTGAACGAGGCCGTCAAGGACCGGCAGCGGGAGATTGACGCGACGGTTCAGAAGGCCGTCGACGACATCCGCAAGCTCGCCTCGAGCACGTCCGAAGCCCTGGCGCTGCTCTTCAACGACAGCCGCCAGCAGCGCACCGAGGTGTCGGCGCAGGTTGGCGACGCCTTCGCGGGCGTCGACCAAGCGGCACTTGCGGCAGCCAATGCGAATGAAGCGGTCGCGACGCTCTCGGCGGACATCACCGCCCGCCTCGGTGAGGAAGGTGAGCCGGGCAGCATCGAGGCGCAGATCGAGAACCTCAATCTGACCAAGGTTGACGAGACAGGGGCCACAGCGGTTGCCCAGCAACTGCTGGACGCCGTCTTTGGCGGCGGCACTGCCAACGTGAAGATGCGCCTCGCTGCCTTAGCGACCCCCGACGGCTACGACGCCCTGTTCGAGGTTCAGGCCAGTGTCACTGGCGCGACTGGCTCCTTCCGGTCGGCAGGCCTGTTGATCGGTGTGCTGACCGTTGCCGGGACCCAGATCGCTCGCTTTGAAGGCAAAGCCGACCAGTTTCTCTTTCGGCTGCCGGATGGCACCGCCGTGGCCATGCTCAGCGCCAACGGCCTGCTCCTGGCCGATCGCTTCAATGTGGCAGAAGCGTCGAGCGGCGAGCGCACCCACTACACGAAGTATGGCGTCAGGGTCTTCGACGCCTCCAACGTCAAGCGCGTCGAGCTGGGGCGGTTGGGCACATGGCCTACGGACTGAGGGTTTGGGACCGGCTCGGCCGGCTCGGCACCGACAGCAGCGACGTGCTCGGGTTGGCGATCTTCGCCGACTACATCCCGTACACCGCTCCGCCTGCCTATACCACGCGGGTCATCACGGACGTCGACAACCGGCCGCGGCGGGTCATGTATCGCAACGATTTCAATGGCCGTTGGATTACCCAGCTGGCGGCTGCGGATGTTGTCTATGACGCCACCGCCCGCACGCTGACGCTGCGAAATTCCATCTCCGCCCAGCCGGGCGGCACCTTCTTCTTCGTCATGCAGTGGTGACCCCGTGCCCTACGGCCTGCAGATCCGCAATGCCGATGGCGTCCTGATCGTCGACACCGAGAAGCGGAGCATGGAAGCCTTCGCCTGGGGCTCCATGAGCATCCCGGACCGGGGCGGGGTGCGCCTGGACATCCCTTCCGGGGTAGAGGCTCCGATCGTGTTCATTCGCCGTCCCTCGCCCTTTGCATGGATCATCCGCGGGGCGGAAAAGACAGACAGCGGTGGGCGCCACATCAACTGGAGCGCCGACCGAAACACGACGATCCAGTACCTGATCGCAGGGTTCCGAACGAATGCCCCGACCGCCGCGCAGACAGGTTATGGGTGCAGCGTCTTCGACGCCGCCGGCCGGCTGACGTTCTCGACGAACCTCGCCTATCCGCGGTTCCCCTATCGCTCGATCACGCTCGGCACGATCGCATTCGACCCGTCAAATTACGGGACCTTCGGCATGATCTCCGGGGGATCGCCAGCCTACCAGCACCCTCCTTTCGGGCCCAATGACTGGCTCTACTGGAACCCGATGCAGTATTGGTCGAAGGACAGCGGCGCGAACTGGCATTTTGGGCTGTGGTTCGGCGACGGCAACCCGGAAGGCGTCGCCAACGATCGGGTCATCGCTGTCCAGCGCATCGATCTCTCCGTTTCCCTCAGCAGCTGGCAGCTCGGCTGGTTCAGCGCGAACCCGCCCGGCGGCGCTTTGGTCCCTGATGGCCTCCTGAGCTGCAACTTCCTGCCGCCGACCTGACCGGCTGACCCCACCCGCCTCCGCCCTTCCGAACCCTCCCGAGGGAACGCCCCGCCATGACCTACGGCTCCGTCTATTCCGGCTCCGCCAGCCGCACCGTCACGCTGACGGTGGGCAGCACCACCGCGCAGTTCTCCGGCACGCTGCTGACCGAAAGCGAGCTGCGCGCCGAGGACACCTTCCAGCACGCAGGGCTGATGCTGGCGATCGCGTCCATCACCGACGACGACACGCTCGAGCTCGCCCTGCCGTGGCCGGGTTCCAACGTCACCGCCTCGGCCGCCTGGCGCATCGTGCGCAACGCGCCCTCCCGCCTCGACCAGGTGGAGGCGGCCAGCGCCATGACGCAGGCCTATGGCTTCGCCTCGCTGATCAACGGCCAGACGCGGCAGTATACGGTCGAGAGCGAGAGCAACAGCCCGCCTGGCTCGCCGGTGACCGGCCGCTACTACCTCGCCGGCGCCTCGCCGAGCGGCTGGGCCATTGCTGTTGCCGCGGGCGACATCGTGAAGAAGACGGGCTCCGGCTGGGCAACGCTCACGGCCGAAGATGGCGAGAGCGTCGTCATTCTTGCCACCGGCGCCATCAAAGTGAGGAAGAGCGGCGCCTGGCAGCTGCCGCCGTCGACTGCGGTTGTCTCCAACGGCGACAAGGGCGACATCACGGTTTCCGGCGACGGCGCGGTCTGGACGATCGACGACGGCGTGGTGAACACCGCCAAGATGGGCGGCGACGTCACGACCGCCGGCAAGGCGCTCCTGACGGCTGCCGACGCTGCGGGCCAGCGAACGGCCCTGTCGATCGGCAGCGCCGCCAGCCTGGCCTCGGACACGGATGCCACCCTTGCGGCGAACAGCGACGCGCGGCTCGCGACGCAAAAGGCCGTGAAGACCTACGTCGACCAGCTCCTTGGCGCGCAGGATGCCATGGTCTTCAAGGGCGTTATCAACGCCTCGACCGGCCCCAACTATCCCGCGGCCGACGCAGGCTGGACCTATCGCATCACCGCCGCCGGCAAGGTGGGTGGCGCATCGGGCGTGAACGTCGAGGTCGGCGACATCCTGATCTGCGTCACGGACGGCAGCGCCTCGGGGAACCAGGCGACCGTTGGCGGCAACTGGGTCGTCGTGCAGACGAACATCGACGGCGCGGTCGTGGGCCCGGCATCGGTCACCGATGGGCACTTTGCGCAGTTCGACGGCGCCACGGGCAAACTCATCAAGGGCGGCATCGCGCTCGACCTCGACGGGACCTTCGCGGCCAACAGCGACACGCGCGTTCCGAGCCAGAGGGCGGTCAAGACTGGTCTCGATGGGAAGGCGTCCAAGGCCGGCGACACCTTCACGGGCAACGTCGTCGCTCAGGGGGACGGCGCCAGCATCACGATGATCGCGGTGCATTACGGGTCATCCTTCCCCAATTTCAGCGCGCGCCGCGCTCGCGGCTCGCTCGCCAGCCCCACCGCCATTCAGAGCGGCGACGTCCTGGGGCGCTTTGGAGCGACTGGGTACGGCGCGACGAGCATGTGGGCGGGCAGCGCAGCCGTCCTCCAGATGGTGGCGACGGAAAACTGGAGCGACACCAATCGTGGCGCGCAGCTGGAGTTTCACACTGTCCCGAACGGCACGACGCAGTCGCTGACCCTTCGACTGGTGATTCAGCATGACGGCGCTGTTCGCCCTGCCGGTGACGCCACGCAGGATTCTGGCACCGCCTCCCAGCGATGGAGGAACGAATACGCCCAGCAGCTTCGTCCTGGCGACGGAACCGTCATCTGGACGAGCGGCGCCGGGTCTCCCGAGGGCGTGGTCTCCGCGCCCATCGGCTCGCTCTACACGCGCACCGACGGCTCGACTGGCACGACGCTCTATGTGAAGCAGACCGGCGCCTCAAACACCGGCTGGACCGCATTCTCTACCGGTGGCGGTGGTGGTGGCGGCATCGCGGACGCGCCATCTGATGGCGTCGCCTATGTCCGGCTCAATGCCGGCTGGGTGAGCGGCGACGCCCGGTATGCGGCCCTGTCGCACACCCACACCGCTTCGCAGATCTCCGACAGCACCCCTGCGGGGCGGGCGCTTCTCACCGCTGCCGATGCGGCTGCCCAGCGCGCGGCCCTGTCGCTCGGCACGGCTGCAACGCTCGCGGCCGATACCGACGGCACCCTGGCCAGCAACAGCACGACGCGCGTTCCGACGCAGTCGGCGGTCAAGACCTATGTCGACCAGATCATCGCGGCGCAGGATGCCATGGTGTTCCGCGGCGTCGTCGATGCGTCCACCAACCCGAACTATCCGGCGGCGGACCGGGGCCACACCTACCGGATATCGGTTGCCGGAAGGATCGGCGGCGCGTCCGGGCCCAATGTCGAGGCTGGCGACATCGTCATCTGCCTCACCGATGGCACGGCGGCCGGCACCCAGGCTGCCGTTGGCGCGAACTGGGGCATCATCCAGACCAACCTCGACGGCGCGGTGATCGGCCCCGCCTCGGCGACGGACGGACTGCCGGCGGCCTTCGACGGGACCACCGGCAAGCTCCTGCGGGTTCTCTCTGCCGCCCAGCTCACCGCGCTGGTCGATGTCGCGACGACCTCGGCCAAGGGCGCTGTGCCGCAGCTGCCGGGGAACACGACCACCTTCCTCCGTGGTGACGGGACCTTCGCAGCGCCGCCCGGCGGCGGCGGCTCAAGCGTCGGCATTGCGGGCGCGGTCTCCTCAACCGCCAACACGACGGCATCGGCCACCGACGCCAACAAAGCCTGGGCGCTGCTGACCAATGACCACACCGTCACGATCCCAACCGCCGCATCGGTTGCGGCCGGTACGGTGTTCGGCCCATTCAAGGTCGTCAGCGCCATCATCGCGACGATTGCGCGCTCGGGCTCCGATACGTTCCGGTTGAATGGCGGCCTCGGCTCGCCGACCTCGTTCACCATGGCGCAGGGCCAGGAGTGCTACCTTGTTTCTGACGGCGGCAGCGTGTGGGAGGTGTTCAACCTCAGCGATACAGCCCTGATCGCCGAGGCGTCATTCAGCGCGGCATCGTCTCTGACGATCACTCTGCCGCGGGGCTTCCGGCGCCATCGCCTCCATGTCCGGGCCATCCTGTCGGCGTCTGCGACCTTCCGCCTGCGCACGTCCATCAATGGCGGGTCGACGTGGAACACAGGTGCATCCGACTACCGCCACGACTGGCTCGAGAAGTCCAATGGCTCGGCCCTTACGACTGGCTGGGCAACGACAGACGGCATTGAAGTCGTGCCGACTGTCGGTTCCACCAACCTGAAGGTGCTCAGCGACATCGATGTATTCGATGCCCTTGACGCTGCCACCCGAACCTACATCCGAACTCGCAACATTGCCTACCAGAGCGTCGCAAACGCGGCTCCGGTGGGGTTTCTCACCCGCGGCGCATTGCGGGACGCGGACGAGTCCAACAATGCCATCCAGTTGTTTCCCAACAGCGGAACGGTGACGGGTTATTACAAGCTTGAAGGGGTGCGCTGATGTTGAAATACGTTGATGGTGTCGCCACCGAGATGACCGCCGAAGAGATCGCGGCCTTCGAGGCGTCGCGGCAGCCGGCACCTTCCATGCCGGCGCGCGAGCTCTACGCCGCCGCGATTTCCGCCCACCTCGACGCCGCGGCCCGGGCGCGCGGCTATGACGGTGCCCTCTCCATCGCCACCTATGTCGGATCCTCTGTGCCGCAGTGGGCCGCCGAGGCGGTCGCCTTCGCCGCCTGGCGCGATGCGGTCTGGACCTATGCCTATGCCGAGTTGGCCAAGGTGCAGGCCGGCCAGCGGGCGCAGCCGACCGTCGCCGACCTGATTGCCGAGCTGCCCGCCATCACCTGGCCGGCCTGACATTCAAGGGAGGCAGCCTGTGCCCAACCCGATTCACGCAGACGTCGTTGCTGTCTTCGACCCTGTTGCCAGGTCGCTATTTGTGAAGCGACCCGCCGTCGAAGGTGGTGTGATCAACGAGCCAGAGCGCAAACCGCAGCGCCCTCGCTTCCTCGTCCAGCCCGATGTTGTCGCCGCTCATGGCCTTGACCTCGGCCACAAGTAGCGCCCGCGCCTCGGCGGCCCGCTGCGGCCCGCCGAGGGTTTCCACCTCGACAAAGAGCCGGTCGATGATCCGGGCGGCGACGCCCAGGACATACGCCACCTCCTTATCGCTTTCCGGCATGGGTGGTGCCTTGCTCCAGACCATCTCGCCGCTCTCCTCTGATGGCGCATCGTGATCGCCCCTAGTGTGGCGCGTCACCCCCGTTGAATACCTGACCGTCTGCAACCTGCCATAGCGCGGGAGCGCCGTTCCCATGCCCCATCCCGACATTGCCACGGCGCTCGTCACCGAGCCGCCGCTGATGGCCCTCGTCGTCTTCACCGGCCTCGCGGTGGGGGCGTGCCTGGCCGTCTTCGTCGTCGATTTCATCAACCAGCTGTTCCGGAGGGAAGGCTATGAACCCGTGGCCCAAGCAGTCCGATGTGCTCGCCTACCGCTCGCCCTATGGGGATCCGCGCGGCAGGGGTGGCGCGACGGCGTCCGACGCCTGGCGTCGCGCTAACCTGGTGACCGTGAAGCCGCCCTTCGCCATGGCGATGGGGGCCATCAGGATCACCGCCATCCCGATCCACAAGCACTGCGCCGGCAGCCTTCAGCGGGTGCTCGACGACATCTGGCGGCGCGCCGGTCGCGATCAGAAGGTGATCGACGCCTGGGGCATGTCGGTCTTTTCCGGCTCGTTCAACTATCGGCCGATGCGCGGCCTTGGCACCCTGTCGATGCACGCCTTCGGCTGCGCCGTGGACTTCGACGCCCCGCGCAACGGGCTCGGCGATCCGACCCCGCACTTCGCCAAGTGCCCCGAGGTGCTCGCCGCCTTCAAGGCCGAGGGCTGGACCTGGGGCGGCGATTGGGACGGCGACGGCTCCATGGCCGACCAGCGTCGTCATGACGGCATGCACTGGCAGGCGACGCAGCCTGTCGGCGGCTGAGGAGGCGGGCATGAAGCGCGGCATCCTTCGTGTCGCCGAGGGCGATCACCTCCTGTTCTGGTGTCCTGGCTGCAATGGCGCGCATCAGGTTCGGGTCGGTGGATCCGGTTGGGGCTTCAACGGCGACTATGACCGGCCGACCTTCACGCCTTCGGTCCTTGTGCGCGGCACGCGGCGGCTCACCGATGGCGAGGTCCAGCGCATCATCGACGGGGAGAAGATCAAGCCCGAGCCGTTGGTCTGCCACTCCTTCGTTCGCGACGGGCAGATCCAATTCCTCGGCGACTGCACCCATGCTCTGGCCAACCAGACGGTGCCGCTGCCGGCCTTCGACGAAGGTTAAGACACCGCGCCGGGCGGCTTCCCGGCATCACCACACAAGGAAACCCCTCATGTTCCGCACGCCTCTCCCGGCGGCGCTGATCGCGCTCGCCTGCTTCGCCGTTCCCGTGCTCGCCGTGCTGCTCGTGCTCGTCACGCCGGCGGCGGCCCAGTCCACTGTCATCGACGCCGGCTCGATCTTCGGCGCCTGGAAGCCCTATATCGTCGAGATCCTCGCCAGCGTCATCGCGCTGCTGGCTGGCTGGGTCTTCAACCTCCTGCGGGTCCGCTTCGGCCTCGACATCGACGCCCGCCACCGCGAGACGCTGGAGACCACCCTCACCAATGCCGTAGGCGTCGTGCTCAACCAGCTCGAGGCCTATGGCGGTTCGGCGAAGCTCGATGTGAAGAACGCCATTCTCGCCGAGGCGGTGACCTATGTCCTGAAGGGCGCGCCCGATGCGCTCCGCCACTTCGGCCTGACCGAAGACCGCATCCGCGAGAAGATCGTGGCCAAGGCCGGCGCGCTCGTCCCGGCGACCTGACCATGGTGTCGATGCTCCTCTCGACGCTCGCGGGGTTCCTCGCGAGCGTCATCCGCAACCTGCTGGCGGATCGGCGGCAGGCGGCGGCGCTGAAGGATCTCGGCCGCGCCCAGGGCGAAGCCGAAACGCTCACCATCATCGCGGAGAAGGCCGATGCACAGGCCAAGGTCAATGCTGCCGCTCGCGGCGGCGCTTCTGATGTCGCTCGCCGGCTGCGTCAGCGCCTCCAGGGGCCCGGTGGTCAGTGAGCGCGCCGGCGCCTCGATCGGCCGGCAGCTCGCGCCGGCGTGCCCGACGCCGACCGATGTCGAACGGATGAAGCAGATCGCCACCTATCTGGAGACGGCCCCGCCCGGGGAGGGTCTGGACGTGCTGGCGACCGAGTGGGAGCGGCTGGACGAGGCGGCGCGGGCCTGCCGGGGGCAGGGCGCATGACGCTCGATGCACCGACCATGACGGCGCTCGGCGCCATCCTCGTGGCCGTCCTCGGGAGCGGCGGCGTGGGCGGCTACATGATCGCCCGGGTGAATGCCCGGCCGACCATGGCGGCTGCGCTCAACGCTGCCGTCGGCGCCATTCTGGAGACCTACCAGAAGGAGCTGCGCGCCCAGGGCGAGATCATCGGCGCGCTGCGCGGCGACGTCGAAAAGCTTTCCCGCCTGGTGATGGAGCAGAACGAGACCATCACCGAGCAGACCGAGACGATCGAGGGCCTCGAAAGCCATATCGACGTCCTCTCCGAGGCCATGAAGCAGGCAGGCGTGCCCATTCCGCCGCGCCGCAAGCGCTCCCCATCAAAGGACACCGCATGAGCACCCATCGCCGCCGCGGCGTGCGCCTGTCGCCCGCCGAGACCGCCGCCCTGCACGAGGCCCTGATGCGGGAGCCGGCCGTGCCAGCCTCCGTCATCGGCGCGCGCCTCGGCATCCATCAGGACACCGCCCAGGCGCACAAGCGCCGGCTGCAGAAGGCGGGGAAGCTGTCGCTTGCAGCGGCTGTCCCGGCAATCGACTCTCCACCGCTGGCGCCTGATGGCACCCCGGCCGAGCCGGTGGGCTACAAGCTCGGAGGGACCGCCGCCGATCGCCGCGTCGTTGCCCTTGAGGACGAAGTGGCGGCGCTGAAACGATCCCTGCGCGATGCCCACCGCGAGGCGCTGGATGCCGACGCCATCCGCAGAATCATCGGCGGGCTTGCCGCACCGCCATCGTCGCCGCCTGACTGGCTCGTGACGCCGCAAACCCGTGACGGAATTGCCTGCGAGGTGCCGGTCACGATCTGGGTCTGCTGGCATGCCGGCGAGCGTGTGTCGCTGGCCGAGACCAACGGCGTGAACCTCTTTGATGTCGCGGTGCTGGAGCGACGGGTGCGCCGCCTGGTCGAGACGACGATCCATCTGTGCCGGCACCACGGCCCTGGCCGTTACCCCGGCATCGTCGTGAACATCCTCGGCGACATGGTCTCCGGCGCGCTGCATCCGGAGCTCATGAAGACCGACGAGGAGGAGGTCATCCCGTCGACCCTGCGCGTCCGCGACCTTCTCGTATGGGCGCTCGACCGGCTCATTGAGGAGTTCGGCCGCGTCTATGCCCCCTGCGCCGCAGGCAACCACGGCCGCGGCACGCTGAAGCCGGAGTTCAAGCGCTACGTCTTCAAGAGCTTCGACTGGCTGATCTACCAGATGCTGGCGCGGCACTATGCCGGCAATCCGGCCATCCAGTTCGACATCCCCGATTCGAACGAGGTCCTCTATCGGGTCTATGGCCAGCGCTACCTTGCGCTCCATGGCGACATGCTGGGCGTCAAGGGCGGCGATGGCATCATCGGCGCCATCGGTCCGATCATGCGCGGCGAGATGAAGGTCGGGAAGCAGTCCGCCGCGATCGGCCGGGACTATGACGTGCTGCTTATGGGCCACTGGCACCAGCAGCTCTGGCTGCCGCGGGCGGTGGTGGCGAACACGCTCAAGGGCTTCGACGAGTATGCGAAGAACTCGCTGCGCGCGCCGCCCTCGACGCCGAGCCAGCCGCTGTGGTTCGTGCATCCGAAGTGGGGGAAGACCGCGCATCGCGACGTCTTCCTTGAGGATCCGGGCCTCCCGGCCGATGCGGCCTGGGTGTCGTGGGCGCGGCCGGAGGTGGTGGCATGACGATCATCGGCCTCTGTGGTCTCGCCGGCTCCGGCAAGACGACGATCGCGAACCACCTGGTGCAGCACCATGGCTTCGTGCGGCTGCCGTTCGCCGGGCCGCTCAAGGCCATGACGGCGGCCTTCGGCCTCGGACCCCGGGAGATGGGCGGAGACCTCAAGGAGGTGCCGAGCGACCTCCTGTGCGGCAAGACCCCGCGGCAGTTCATGCAGCTGCTCGGCACCGAGTTCGGCCGCGACCTCATCGGCGAGGATGTCTGGGTCCGCGCCTGGGAACGGGCCCTCGGCGAGATCGCGCCCGATGGCTTCCAGCCGCTGCGCATCGTCGCCGACGACCTGCGCTTCGAGAACGAGGCGGCGACGATCCGGAAGAGGGGCGGCTCGGTGGTGCACCTGATCCGCGACGGTGCGGGCTCGGCGACGGGCGGCGGTCATTCCAGCGAGCGGCCGGAGCGGCTGGGTGGGGTCAAGGTGGTCAACGATCGCTCGCCGGCTGTGGTGGCGGCGGAGGTTCTTGCGCTCTAGGCGCCCCTCCACCCCCGCGGCTCCTCGCCCGGCCGCCACGGGCCTTGCCCGTCCTTCGGGCCCGGTGCCATCCATGCCGCACTCTGTGGCGGCGGCCAGTTCGGCTCGTCGTGATAGGTCAGCCAGGCAGCCTTGAAGTTCGCCAGCGCCTCGGCGCGGCTCGCCACCTTGCCCGATGGGGTGAGGCTGCCGACGCCAACCGCCGGCGGCACCGTGACCGCCCAGACCCAGTGCTCGAGCGACAGGCCGATCTGCTCGCCGCGGATCCTGCCGACGACCCGGTTTCGCGCGGCGTCGACGACGGTGTAGCGGTTCGTCCGGCCCTGGGTTGGAAAGTCGGGCGGGTCCTCGACGGCGATCAGCGGGCGCGGGTCCATCCGTGCAGGGTAGGGCGGTCAGGCGCCGGGCTCAATCGCATGCCCAGCGGGCACGGTGTCACGCGGATCGTTTCATTCCTTGGGGTCGAGAAACACCGTTGCTGCCCACAGGGCAAGCGCGATGGGGACGAGCACCATGGCGATGAGCAAAAGGGCTGCCAAAACCTCGCCGTTCATCGCCCCGCCTCCGTTGGTGGGGTGGAGGGGGCGTAAGTCGGTTGGGAATCATGGCCGCTTATGGCCTCTTCCTGCGCGGCAGGGTTTCCAACCCTGCCCGCAATAGCTGGGGAATCGTTCGGCCTGTCACGCCGGCACTCGGGCGCGGGTCCGGCGTCCTGGCGGTGCGGGGTGGCGCGAAAAAGCCTATCGCCCATCAAAGGGCCGCCAGACCCCGCACTTTCGGGCAAGTCATTGGAGGGATTGGCGAATGGCTCGCCTGCTTCCCCCACCATCCCACCTCTCAGGCCCAGCGGTTATGCGGGTTTGGTGGCATCAAAGACCAGGGTGCGAGCAAGCCGTGGTGATGGCCTGATGAGGCTACTCGCGGTCGATCCTCGATCCGATCAGTTCGCCTTTTCGTTTAGTCATACTGATCTGGAACAAAAATAGAACATTGTTGTCAAGGCGCCATTGCGTCTGCACTCTGGGCGTGCAGAAATCCGACCGGCTCAACGGAGGTCTCATGTCGCTTCGGACGATTGTCGTGGTGCTTATGGTCTCACTGTCGTTCGCTGTCGCGAACGCTTGTGGCCTTGTGACCCAAGAGACCGCGTCAATTCGGCGTCCACTCGATCAGATATCCGAGATGATACCTCCAATCAGCGTCTCCGAGGGAGCCGCGTTTCGGCGGGCATGGGCATCCGCTTCATCCACAGAAAAGCGTCGGCTTATCGAGAACCCATTGTTCGGCGTTTGGTCGATCCACGATTCGGTGGATTCGATCCGGAAATCCCTCGGGGTGATCGAGGCGGAGAGGAGGGGTCCCGTTCAGACCGAAGAAGTCATCGAGGTGGTTGCGGCGGTCGTGACGCTCAACTCGACAATTTCGATTTGGATTAATGCGGACCCCAAGCTGCCCCACTATCCGACGACGGAGGTCACAGAGCGAATCCTTCGGGCACAGCAAGCGGCGCAAGACGCGGCTCTCAGCGCCGCGAAATGCATCCTCCGTCACGAGTGA